TGGTTCTCCTTCTGAAACACCTCCCGCCACATCGCTTCGTGTTTCATTCGTTCCGCTATTCCGGCCCTTGTTTGCACCCATCCGGCGTATGGCTCCCATAAAACGCTTTTACGGGCCGCAGGGTCGTTTTGGATATATTCCTCATAAAATTCTTTTGCGACGCTCACGGCCCGCCGGAAGGGCCTTGTACGCCCGAATCGCTCCCCTGCTTCTATCCAGTTGACAGAATGGGGAGAATTTGCCGTGTTTGCCAGAATGAGCTCCCGGTCGGACATATACTCCGGGTCCAAGCGGTCCTCCGGAAATGGATTGCACGTCACCACCCATGCGGCGCAATGCAAAATGTCCCATTTGAGCAAATCTCCCTCGAGTGCCATTACGCCTTCTGCGACAAATCCTTGTTGTAAGCGTAAAACTCCTCCGGGGTTATTGGCGTCACTCCATTGCGTTTGTACCAAGACAAACTCTGGAACACCAAGCGCCCGTCAAAAACGTTGTAGCAGGTGTCTTTCTCGAACATCTCCCAATGCGTCAATATCCCCGGGATGTCCCCGTTGTTGAACATCAAATCACTCAGGTTGGCCATGTGGCAAATCTTCCGGGCGTCCGCCAGCGTTGGAGCGTGAACGCAATTTCCTATCGGCATTTTCATACGGCAAAAGTATCCCGACACTTCCCGAAGGGTGAAATTTCTTCGACGAAATGAATGGGATGGGGGTTAAAAGTCATTTTGACAACCGCAAACACTACAAATCCCTTCCTCTCCAATTTCGCAATACCCACATCTGTCGCAACTATCCAAATGTTTTTCGGCATAGCGCGGGAATCGACCAAATCGCTCTTTGAACCAGATTTCCAAAATGGATTCCACAACTTCGTTTTGAGTAACGCCCTTTGCCCCGCCTTCCCGCCAATCTGCCTCAGGGCTTGTATCGTTAAAATCAAACCCATAGGAGTGCTTTTTGAACGCTTGCCGTATTACGTGGATTGGAATGTTTCTCGGGATTTCTCCTAATGCGTAGGTGGCCAAAATGGAATCAACAAACCGAATATTCTTGGTTTTAGAATCCATGTAAACCCCGTTTTCCTCGAAGGTGTACGTGGTGCAATCCAAGGGTTCGCCTTTTGCGACAACAAATGAACTGGTCATCACATACCCGAATTGAAAATGCCTTGAATCAAATTCAAACGAAGAGGGCTTTACTTCCAGCCATACTCCCAGCGTAGGGAGGTAAAAGTCCGGAATGTAGCCTTTTTTGTCATCGGGCGTTTTCCCAAGTTCAAACCTAGCGATTTCATAATTCCATGGGAGATAATTCATGTCAAAAAATCTTGCCCAGATTGCTTCGAGTTTTGACCGGAATTGCACTCCGGCGTATTTTGTTGGAATTGATTGCATGGTTGTTAGAATGGAGGGTCGTCAGGGTTTGTTAAATCGTTTTCAATTGCTTTTGGCTCGATGGTGTAGTTGGGGTCAAAGTCCTTCAACGCCCTTTCCATCGTTCTGCTAATAGGGCTTAACCCGGTGAGGCGGGGCGGTTCGAATTTCTCCCTTTGGAAACTTCCCGGGTGATAGCCGTTCAAATGCCATTGCTCAATCGGGTTCCAGCCGTCGTCGTCAACGTATGTTACTCCGTGCGGCATCCGGATGTTCACCGGGCTTTCGTCCGAAGTCCAATCCCCTCCGGTTTCCCGGTTCTTGATTTTCCGGGTGTAAACGTTCGTGACGTTTTTCAACTCGGTATGACCAAGGTTTCGGTGAACCGTTAGGAAGTCGTCCACCGGACCCGTCCAAGCGCCGCCGTACTCAACGTCTGCTTTGCTCGGAGGTCTTTGGCTATTGGTTTCCTTGTTGTACGTCCGGGCCGCGCCGCTGGTGGCGTGAATGTTGACGTATATGCCCATCTTTTCGGACTGAGAGAAACGCTTAAAGTCATTCCCGGCGCGGGAGTGGTAAGCATATTCGTTTTTGGAATCCGGGTCCGTGACAAGGCTCCGATAGGGGTCAATCAGCCCGGCGTTATACCCGTATTTCGTTTTGAGCCGATTGAAAGCCTCCAACACTTCCATGTACTTCCAGCCAAACTCAATTTTGAGGAAAAAGAAATTTTCCCGGATAAACTTTTTGGCTTGCTCAACTTGTTGGTCGGACATGGTTTGGTACGGGCGCGACCAATAGAACTCGCAAAGTTTTTGAACCACCGGACCCGTGTTATTCTCCATTGTTAAAATCACCCAGCGCCACCCGTGGAAAATAGCCGACACCATGGCAATGTACCACATGAACGTACTTTTCCCTACGTTGTCAAACCCATTCACAATCACAAAATGGCTTTCTTTCAGCACCCAATAGCGGTCAAGGGATTTTAGCCCTGTGTTCATTCCCATCTTGAGCGTGTTGGTCCGAACTTGGTTCAGGTAGTTCTCCACTTCGTTCCAATCCGCGGCAATCTCCTCCTCGGGTAGCAAAGCAATTTTTGGACGTTCCACCACCTGAATCAAGGGCTGCTTTGGAGTTTCTGGCTGTTTCTCCGGTAACTTCCCAAACCCCATCTTCAGCAACTTTCTCCCGGCTTCCGCGAAATCCCCTCCACATTCCAGCATCGCATAAATAGCCGAAGGGCTATACCCCCTTTGAGGGACAAACTGCGTTGACGTGGTGAAAACGCTAAAGAAGTTTTTCTCTGTATGGAAATCTCCGCTCCACTTTGCGCTGGTTTCCCCGGGACGCAGGAAATGAATCTTCGACCCGCGGGTGCAAACGTATTTCCATCCGTGTGCTTCCAACAACCCCTGCCAATCCCCGCGTTTGTCAAAGTCCTCCCATGGTTTCTCGCCCTCTTGCGCCACTTCCTTTTGAACTTTCTTCGTTGGAGCAACGATTTCCACCTGACGGTTGAGGGCAATCGCGCAGGAAAACAATATCTCGCGTTCGTCCGGGGTGATTTCCTGGATTTCGGCAAGGGATTTATACACGAACTCATACCCGGGGGTTGGAGCAATTACCACTTGCCCTCCTTCGCCGCGGGTTTCAATCAGCGACGGGGCAAGCCCTTTTTCGTCCTTCGCTTCGTTTGCCAGTTTGCGATTCCCCTGAATCACCGAACAACGGTAGAAGAAATGATAGCCCCCGGATTTACTTTTCTGAACCACCAGCTTGCGAAGAAGCGCCGGGTCCATTTCCTGAATGAGTTTTTTGTAGTCGTTGTAAATCTGCCCCGTTTTGTCGTGGGCCAAATCAATGTCTATCACTTCGACATTGCCGGAAATCTTTCCGCATACAAGCCCTACGCCATACGCTCCGGCAAATGAATGTTTCGCCTTTGTGTTTTGCCACCCGTTTATTGTCGGGGCTTTGTTTTCCCCCACCGGGACAAACTGAAAGGAATCAAGAGAGTTTAGAGAGGAAATATCAATCATTGTCATAGTTTACTTTGAGAAGGGACATAACCATTTCTTGCGTGTTTGGCCTTCCGGGTGTTCCGGGAAGTCCCTTGGAAACCGGGGCGTATTCTTTTGGGAACCCCAGCATCAACATGGAGTGGTAGTAGAGGAAGTCATAGACCCAAATCAGTTCCTCTTTCGTGCATCCCCAGTATTGGTCCTTTTTCATCCAGAAATACCGGAGTTGCTGTTTCCCCCTTTCGATGTTCGCTTCACTTGTAGGCATAATCGAGAGGTCCGCGGCAAACAGGTTTTCTTTAGGCGGGAGATTCTCGGGAATCCATTTCTCCCAAGCCCTCTGGTTTATCCAAACGGCAAGACTTGGGATGTAGAGTTTCTTGTCTTTCGAAACGGCTGCTTGTTGCTCCCGGACTTTCCTCATGTTTTCCATGCACCCCGGGAGAATGTCCATAACTTCCTCGAAGTCCGCGTGCTTTTTGACCAAGTTCAGGATTTCAATTTTCAGCCCTCGTTTTTCACCGGGGTAAGACTTGCGGAACGCTTCGAACTTTTCAACAAACTCAGGCGACAAGTCGTCCATGGTGTATTGTGAACGCTGCTTTCGCTTAGGGGTAGGTTTCTCCTCCTCCGGCGGTGTAGCGCTCAATTCCCCCTCTGGGGGTAAGGGGGTAATACCACTATCACTTTCATTATCACTATCACTCTTACTATCACTCTTACTATCACTATCATTATCGGGTTTGTCTGGGTTCGGCTGGGTTCCCAAAATACCCACTGGGTTTGTTTGGGTTTTCTTGGGTTTGCCTCCGTTTTTCCCGTTCTCCCTGTTTCTCAATACGATAGCTTCATACTTTTCCGCATCCCTGTCAAATTGATTTTTGAAAGGGATAAATACCGCCTTGAGCAAACCTTCGAGTTTCACCTCTTCGTCATTGTTGTAATCACGCATTGCAATAAACAATTGTCCGACTTGTTCGTGGCTCAACTCACTCAAAACGTCCAAGCTGTCCATGTGTAGGATGAAAGATTTCCGCTTCATTTCTTCGCTTGGTTTTGGTCTAACACTTCTACCAATCCATCGCCTTTGAACTCACTTCGAAGGTCTTTTATGTCTTGATTTGTCAGGGCAAACCACTCCCCTCTTATTTGCTTTTTCTTGTACTTTTTATGAAGCGCTCGTTCCGTTTCCTTTAACCCCTCAAAATAAAACACTAAAGAAATTGAAGGCTTTTCAGACTGGAGCGTTCTTTCTCTAAAAACCGGGGTTTTACTCCTCCCTATCTTAAATAAACAAGTATTTGCGTCAAACATCACATACACAAACGTTTTGTCCTTAGAATGGCATTTTGGTTCTAACCCCGCAGCACTGTCTTTTTTTACGTCTGAAACCAAAACCGTCTTAACGTAAGGACTAAGAATGCCAAACTTGTTAACTCTCTTAATGTCAACCACAATATCCATGTCTATCGTGTTAAAGTCGTCTTTCGCATAGTCTAACAACCTTATATTCACAACGTTCCACAAAAACTTGCCACAACCTATTTTATCGGTTCTTACGTAATCGCCAATCTTAATATCAACATCCGAAAAGGCTTTTTCGTAAATCCCCCGCAAAACTGCGTAATGCTGTTTTTTTGCTTCCAACACCAAATCTTGATACTTCTGTTGCAATGCCATTTTTACACTTTGTCAAACGTTTGGAGAAAAAAAATCACCCGACTTGGATGAATTGCTGGTTACCCAATTTGATTGTCTTGAGTTTCCCTTGCTTAATGTAGTTGTACACCGTCTGCCGGGTAATCTTGTTTTCCCGGGCATAATCAATGATTGTCAGCACCTTCCGTGCTGGGGTCATAAATTCTTGCGCTGGTCTCTGTTCCATGAGTGCAAAGGTATAACACTTTTACAACCTGTCAAATTTATTTTTGGGATTACATGAAAAAACCCGGCGAAACACCGGGTTCTTTCGACACTATGGAACAAATGAAAAACTACTTACAAGACTTCTCCCTACCCTCTCCGTCCTTTCGAGGCCCAGAAGGCCTCAATTCTGTTTCGGACGAGTTGCCGGATGTTACGCTCGGCCCCTTTCCCGAGTTCCCGGGAGAGCAGCTCCGCTTCCAGCCGGATTTCTTGTTTTATCGAAAGGGGCAAACGTTTTTCCATGGGGCAAACTTAGTTTCCCGGGCGTTACACCGGGCGTGTTTCTCGACAGAATGAATAAAAGGCCGGATGAAGCACCCGACCCTTTCCCTTTTTGACAATGAAACACTATCTACTTTTTGATTCCTTTCTGGTATTCCTCCCAAACCTGGCTAAACGCTTCCTGAAGCGTTTTCACTTCCGACAATTCCTTCGTTAGCATGGCACTCCGGGCCTTATCCATGGCCTCCCGCACTTGCGGGGACGCCCGGAATGTGTCAATGCCCCTGTGGCGCTCCCACCACTCGTGAGCTGTGTTCCAGTCGAATGTCATTCCGCTCCTTCTGTGTTGTAATTGGGAATATCCTGCGTTTGCTCCGTAATTCCCCCAGAAAGCACCGCTGTAAGCACGTCAATCCGGGCGGAGGGACATAGCCCCAGAACGAACTTTTTGGCCTCCTGATGGCTCATAGGGAGCTCTAACGACACTCCCCCTAATGTGTATTGCTGTTTTGTCATTCCCCCAAATATCCCGGCGGCCCCTCGTTCCGGCTATTTCTTTCGACGGAATGACAGAATGGGGCGACTAAAACGCAAAAACCCTCGGAAATATCCAAGGGCTCTTGCGATGAATACAAAAAAACCGGGCAGGCAAAGGTGTGGCACAATTCCGAATAAACCAAAAAACTCCAACTATTCCTCACTTTGCCCTATCAACATCCCCTTCGAAATGGAGAAAATGCTTGAATCGCTCCGTAATGTTCCCGCAGAACACGTAATGAGGATTGACGAAAAAGACATCTTTAATCGGCTTAGGGAACTTGTTCTCTTCCACCTTCTGAATAAACCCTTTTTCGCACAATTCCCGGACAGCAAGCCGGAATATCCCCTCCTTCACCCCAATTGTACTGACAAAATGCTTGCGATTCACCCACACCCTATCAGCGTCAATCGTCATCTCACAACATATCCACGTCCATAGCTTCCATGCAGGACCAGACAACGACAATACAGCGTTTCTATACTCCGGCGACCGATTCACCCGAACCCTGCCTCGCCGTTCAACTACTTTGCCTCTCACCATTCTTACAGGAATATGTTTCTCCGACACAAACTTACTAAGACCAATGTCAGCTGTCTTAACAATCGCTCGGATAAAATCAGGCCCCCATTTTTCCTCACTCATACCCCGTGTCAATATTATTGACAAAGGTAACATTTCTGCGTTAATTATCTTGACAAGGGCAAAAATATCCCATCTTTTTTAAAATCACTCACTTACAAACAAAAAATGAAAAATCTTCGGCTTCCTATTATATATCTCCTATAGTGTACCTCTCAATACTCCCTTCGTTCCTCCATCTCTCCCCTTTTCGTTATTCCCCTGAAAATTCCCCCGAATCGGGAATTTATTCCCGAAATGGGAATGTTTACCCCTTTCGTTTTTCCACTTCGTTAGCGTCGGTATTCCCGACTTCCAACCCCTTTTTTAGCCCCTAAAGTCGGAAATCCCGACGGCAAAACACATCACGTTTCTCCCTGATACTCACATATTTAAGCCTCTTTTTCGCCACTTTTACTGTTTCGCTATGTATAATACAAGCGTTACACCCTTTCACTACTCCCTCTGATTCCCCCTCTCATTACTCCCTTTCGAAACACTCCCGTCCCTTTCGTTATTCCTTTCAATTCTCCCTTTCAAAACTCCTTTCGAAAAACGAAAGCAATCCCACAGAAAAACACTTCGGACCAAAAAGGAACATTCGAAAGGGAGAATGGAAATTCATAGCGAAAGAAAGGGACACCGGAGAACACTGCGAAAATCCACAACGTACCATACAGCGAAAGTAGGGATTTTTAATCCCAGCCCTTCCAGCGGAAGTATCGTTACACATAGCGGAAGTATGACCCCCTCCCACCCCGGGGTGTCCCTGGTTTCCCGGAATCCATCCTGTTAAACCCCGTGCATTCCTTTCGTCTTTTCCTTTCGTTTGTCTTTGGAAGGTCCGAAGAAACCTCTCTCCCGGATTGTCGAAAGGGGAACTCAAAGGAAAACCCGAAAGAAGGATCTTCCGTTCCCTTTCGTTTGTCGAATGTTTGCCCCTTTCGTTTCAGAGGGAAACCCCTTTCGTTTGTCCCTTTCGAATTTCCAGGGAGTATTCCTTTCAAAGCACAAAGGAGTAACGAAGGGGAAAAGGAAAGGGGATAACCAAAGGGAAGCACCAAGGGAAGAACGAAAGGCAACGAAGGGACCGACCAAAGGAAGCACCAAGGGAAGCACCAAGGGAAGAACCAGGAAAGGTCCAAAGGGGAAACCAAAGGGAAAAGAGGGGAAACGAAAAAGGGACAATTTTTTCCCCGCCCCAAAAATCCGCCTTTCTTGTCCCTTTCGGGCCCCTTTGGAGTATTGCTGGTTTTCCGCTTAATTATTCGTCTAGCCTTCTGTTTGGTTTGTCGTGTTTCCCCTTGTATTTCGTCGGGAAAGTTCCTTTCGTGTTTCCCTTTGTTTGTTCCTTTGTAGCATGGAAAAGAACGCTATGAAAAACGGAAGGAGTATTCAGGGGAGCAACGAAAGGGAAAAACGCGTGGGCCATTACAGGAACGCGGGGAGAAAGCCTATGAAAGAACAGGATAAAAAACAGGTTGTTCGTTTATGGGTTACCGGGTTTGAGATAGAAACTTTGGGAGGCTTAGAGGCTGTACGTGAGGAACTTACAGATTATTTGAAAAAAAAGATAAAAAAAAGTTTGGAGAATTAGATTGGGGGGTGTTATGTTTGTCCCATCAAAAACGAACAAAAAACTTGCAACATGAAAACGCATTACAACACCGGCAACTATGGCAATGAATTAAGCCTAACAAAATCGGACGCTTTGAGGTGTTCCCATTCAGGGGACTGTGAGCGGGATGTAATAGAGGTGAGCCAAAAACCCTATGTGAAAAAGCAATTGGCTTTATTAAGCCCTGAAAATTTGGCGAAGGAATTAAAAGAATACGGGGCCTGGGATGCTGAGCAATTAGCGGACCATCAAGAAAGCTTAATCCGTTGGGTTTGGATTAGTGCCTGCGACATTGCCGAAAGGTTAGCATAAATCTTCCTGTTTCCTGCAAGTTCAGGAAGCGGTTTCCCCTCACCCTAACACGGGTAGCAAGCCTTAACATCGGAACAGGCGAGGGGGCCAATTTTAAAACCAATTTACTCCATGAACACTACCATCGACAACAACCTACGGGTTTTCCACGTCCGCACCACATTAGGACGGGACTATTTCTGCAACATCACCCAACTCAATGAGGTGATAAAGTTTGACGGCTGTAAGCCTGGGTATTTCAAGATTTTCGACTTTCGGAACGGCAAACCCAAAAGGGTGTCCAAGAAAGATTTGGCGTTAATGTTTGAGGGCAGCGAGTTGAAACAAGAATTTGGATACTAATATGATCTTAGCACACCACACAGAGGCAGCCCGCCGGGCTTATTATTGGGTTTCGTTCAATCCTGAAGCACGTGGAGAACGCACCATTAAAGAGTTTTCCGCCATCCTAGAAGCCGATTTGCAGGAATTACCGGAGGAAAGCCGGACGGACTACCAAAACAAATTTGAGCGGCTTTTTACCACTTGGTTGGGCGCATTATCCAGAACGGCAAGTGTAGCGGTAACAGGTCCGGCAAGGTTTCCCGTAGAGCGTAACCGCAAGCGGCAAATGAGTGAGCAGAAGCACTATGAACTTTTTATGCAATGGCGGGAACGTGCAAAGAAAGCCATTTTACGCAATGCGGGCCCGGCTAAAACGCACCTTTCGGAATTGGACCGTTACCGGGCTGAATTGGCAAGTCTGAAAAAGTCGCATGAACTTATGAAAGAAGGAAACCGCCGGATTTCACAGGCGAAGCGGACGGGGGGAAATATTGATGCATACCTGACAGAAACTTTTGGCATTGAGCCGCATATGTTGGATTGGACCATGCGTTTTGGTTTTCATTTGCCTAACAATCTGGCTAACATTAAAAGAGTGGAGGACCGGATAAAGGAGCTTGAGAAAAAGCAGGAGCGCACCGAAACCGTAGGTGTAGTGGTTGTGCCTTTTGCTGATGGAGTTGTAGAGATTGATTGGGAGGCCGACCGCATACGCATTAAGCACGATGCAAGGCCGGACGCTGAAACCATTCAGAAGCTCAAGAGAAACGGCCTGAAATGGAGCCCGACTAACCAGGCTTGGCAACGGCAAAACACAATGAACGGGCGGTCTACTGTTCGTAGTTTGTTAGGCATTCAATTGCCGGCCTAAATAAAACACCCCCTTTGCTGCCTTCGGGGCTGCCCTTCAATGCGGGGCAAAGGGGCCAATTTTTACCAATTTACTGACATGAAAACAAGAAACACAACATTTGGCCGCGTTAGTCGGGGCCTACGTCCTGAAACGCAGGAAAGCATTTTTGCCCAATTCAGGGGTAAGCTTTTAGGCACTGGCAACCTCAAAGAATTATGGGACTTCCCTAAAGCCATATACTGCACACGACATTCTACTGAATTTGCCTATGTCGAAGGCTGCCGCATTGACTTATTCCCCCCCATCTACCTCTACCGGGGCCGCAAATACCTTATTCTTGATACTGGCCATTATTTGACGCTAAAATAATGGTGGTTCTTCCTTACATCCGTGTTTTTGTTGCTCCCCTGTATTCCTTCCAAACGGGGGAGGAAATAGGGGTGCAGAAAATCCGGCTTCATGCCCGCTTTGTCGGGGGGCAATGGCTTGTGTCAGAAACCCGATTTTGTGCAATGTTGCCAAAGGGAGAAAAGCCGGATTTCGTAGAGAAAGCAGGCTGGGGGTATTGGTATTATACTTCTCGCTCCTGTTTTACAGAGAAAAGAATTTATGAAATGGGGGCCTTCTTCCATTTCCTGCCCCAAGTCTGCCCCGTTTGCAATGCTGGGGTAATGCTGGAGCAAAGGCCGGGGAAATACGGCTGTAACAATTGTGAAAATTAAAACCGATTTACCAATGAAAACCTACTACATCTTTGAGCAACACAGCGAGTGCACCCTACGTTACCAGCAATTCCGGCACACGGGCGGATTTGAGGCTGTCGGACTGATTGACGCACCAAATAAGCCCGAAGCGATGGAAAAATGGCTTTTAGGGCCTGGATATGACCTAACCGACAAAGAACCGGGAAAACTGATTGAATGCGCCTCTGAGCGGGTTGTATGGGAGCAGGGCGATACGTCCGGCGAATTTGGGGACTTTGTTGTCCGGGCCTATACTCTTGATGAAATAGAGGACGACCAAAATTTATACCGGGCTGCTAAACACCTAATCCAATGCTAAAAATAACCTACATCATTCGTCAGGACTTCAAAACCCCTGAGCGAATCGGAGAAACCAAAGTGTTTCATGTGGAACCTCACAAACTTCATGCCTACAATCCGGAAATTGAAGGTTGGGCGGCTGGGTGTATTGTTGAACGTTTAAGTATTGAGAACGCATGAAAACCGCCTTCCTCCTTCTCTCCATTGCCGTGATTCTGTCCATCGTTTGGCCTTTCATGTGCCTTGTTGCCTGCCTTGCGGGGCTGTTGTGGGCCGGGGCTCAAAGGGATAATAAATAAAACACACCCCCATGCCTACGGGCCGCACGCTTCAACATCGGAACAAGCTGGGGGCTAACCATTTTTAACACCATGAAAACGAAAGTTCTAACCTACAAGGCAGATCAAAACACTGTCTGCCTTAAAAACATGGAATTGACCCCTGTCCCCGGCTCAAAATACGGGTTTAGCGTTCCGGACGAGGGGCGATATTACTGGCTGGTCTTGCGGGTTGCTGAGGGTGTGTATATCTGCGAGGGCACGTACTACCTGCAAACCCTTGAAAGCAACGCAGCCCGAATTGACGAAACGGCGGAAAACTTCCTTTCTGGCATTATGTCTTTCCCTTGGATTAGCTTACTACATATCGAGGCCGCAAATATGGCCGGGATTGATACGGCGCCAATGTGGGCCCGCAGGGAGCAAATTAAAGCGGAGCGGGAACAGAAAGCGCAGGCCGAAAAGGAAGCAAAGGAACGGGCCGCAATCGAGCGCAAAGAGGCGCAGGAAAAGGCGCTGCACGAATCCGCACAAAAAGCTATTGACACAATCAAAGCGGGGGAAATGGCCTCAATTATTGACTTTCTGGCGGCCCTTGAGGCGAAAAACATTCAGGCGCACCCCCGCACCATTGGACTATTACGGGAAATGGGGGCGGAGTCAAAAATAGGGGCGTCCCGGGTGCACTACTTCCTGCCTAAAAAGAAGCGGCCCAATCTGGATAAAATTTTTGAGCTGGCCGGGCAATTAGCGGCTATTTAATGCAGCCCACCCCTCACCCCCGCCTGAAACACGGGCGGGCACGATTCGGCATCAGGCGAGGGGGCTAAATCAAATTGAATGACACCATGAAAAACCCCGCAATCTTTGACAATGGCGGCAAGACTTACGACCGCTTTACCATCATCAATCGGAGGTCCGGCGATATGTTTGGAGCCTCTGAAAACCCAACCCATCCGGCTGGATTCGGGCAATTTACAGGCAACATCCGGCAAGACTGGAATAAGCCTATTCACACCATGCTGGAGGCATACCGGGCGGACCCGGATTGGATAGGCGTGGAGATTGAAATAACAAACGCCCCGAAAGAGGTGCAGGAATGGGTGAAAGGGTTATGAAATTGATTTTATCCATCGTCCAAACCTCTCTTCCCTACGTGAGAAAGGCCCTGAAAGAACTATTCCCGCTGCAAACCCCTTTGGTCGAAACCCGGGATTTGGGTAGTCAAATGCTGGAAATATCCATCGTGTTGGAAGCCCCGGGATACAGCCCGGAGCAAATAGGCTGGAACCTCTCACAACGAGCCCAGGAGATTTGGCAAAGGGGGATGAATGAAAGACTGAAAGAATTAAAGCCATGAAATACCAACTGAAACCGGGGGCGGACCTGCGGGAAATGCGGGGCGAGGTTATCGAAGTTCATTCAAGCGATTTGCCCGAACTAAAAGCCATTTTTGAACAGTCTTCGGAAGAAGTAGCCCCAAATAAATATTGGCTTTGGCTGTGGATGAAGGAAAAAGTGGCGGCATACTACCACAATTTTAAGGCTGTAAATGCGAAAGAATGGGACACTTGCTCTCTTGCGGACCGAACTCCCACCATCACCTTCCAAGACTTCATCACCAAATACTTCGAGCCATGCACCACGAAATAATCGGGCCCTTCCCGGACACCGCTACATTCCTACCCCTGAAAGCCCATCTGGAAAGGCTGGGGGAGAAGATACTCCTGAGCACTATGCCAAGGGCGGGGCATTCCCTGCGCTACTCTGAAATGTTCGGGGAGTGGACCCGAACCAATGAATTTACCCCTACGATTAGTCCAAGCGGGTTTATTGCGAAATACCGGGGCGTACAATCAGGTCAAGGAAATTGGGAGAACTAATGCCATGAAAGCACAAGACATAAAACACAGCCATTTGCGCAATACGCTCCTTTTGCAGGCCGCTATTGCCCTCAATGCCCCGGACGAAATGCCCGCAGAGGAATTCCGGGAAAAGCTCCGCAAAGCCCCAATAGGGCAGCAGGAATACGACAACGCCTGGAATCACATCCAAGCCACGCAAACGCAATACGAACGCTTTAAGTCCCGTCAATATGTCGCCCGCTTCTAAAAACACCATCTTCCGCTTAATTGCGGCCCTGACGGCTGTTGCCGTGTTCCTGTCCCCGCTTTACGCCACATACCCTTGGGGTATCCTTTGGTTTGTCCTGGCGTTCATCCCTTCGGCTGTCCTTGCCTTGCTTGGCTGGCATATCCCGGCCCGAGACAAATTCTGGAAAACCAAGCACTTCGGAAAACAAATCGAAAATCAATGAATACGTCAAACGAATACGTCCGCAAGCTGAATCATTTGCTTGCCACGTGGGAAGCGTCCGGGCTTCCATTGCCAACACAAATGCTCCGGAGAAAGCACATTGCCCTCTCCGATTTCCCGAAAGCGGCCCGGGCTATGGCCCTAAATGCTGAAGGGGCAGCCTCCCTTGCGTTTGAACTGCTTGCTGAGGCGCTGGAAAAGCCCTACAAGCCATTGCCGGACATACAACAAGGGCTCTGCATTCATTCCTCTGAGAAAGAACATGGAATACGCTGGCCAAAGGAAATAACGTCAAGCGACCTCACTTGTGTTACGCTCCACCGACAAGGGAAAAGCGCCAGATTGCCCGTTTATTTGCAGGAATTACCCCCTCGCTCTATTGTCTGAAATTTTGTTCCATTTTTCCATCAAAAATTCTTTTTGTTTTCCCTTGGAAAATCTGCTACATTCGTCGTTGAATATCAAACGCTTGTCGAGCGTAATTGATTGGACGTGGAGAAGGGAGAGGGAGAACGAAATTAAATGTCCAACTTTGTCCATCTTTTTTTAACATTCTAAAAACAATTCAATTCTATGAAAGCGCCTGTCCTTCCATCTTCTCCTCGCACACTTCCGCCAGAAGACACACACATTGCCCGTTGTTACCAAATGGTGTATGTTGGCATTATTGCTGACGAATACCAAGGCCAAGCCAAGAACACGCCCAAGGTGTATTTGAGCTTTGAGCTCCCGAACGCTACACACGTTTTCAAGGAGGAAAACGGCCCTCAGCCCTTTGTTGTAAGCCGGGAGTTCTCCTATTACATGGGAGAAAACGCCAACCTCAGAAAGACGCTGGGAGCGTGGAGAGGAAAACCCCTGACGGATGATGAAGCCGGGGAGTTTGATATGTCAAAGCTGCTTGGTGCTCCTGCGCAGGTGCAGGTGGTGCACAAGACAAGCAAGTCTGGCTCTACAAGGGCTGAAATCCTGTCCATCACAAAGCTCATGGCCGGGCTCTCCTGCCCTGCGGCTGTCAATCCCACATTGCTCTTTGATGTCCGGGAATATTTGGCTGGAAATGCCGAGCACATTGCCGCCTTCGAGAAATTGCCTGCTTTCCTTCAGGAGAAAGCCAAGACGAGCGCTGAATGGCAGGCCACACAAGGGGCACAGCAAGCCGTTGTTCCCCCCGCTACCAATCCTGCTGTTTCTGCCTTCGAAGCGCAAGCCAAGCCCGCTCCTGCGGCCCCTGCGGCTGTCGCTGCTACACCCCCCGGCTACGCCGAAATGCTGGAATACGTGAAAACAAACGGGGGAAGTATTGGAGATGTCCCTGAGCTGGAAAAGCGTTTTAACATTGTGCTGTCTGCCGAGCAGCGGGCAGAAATTGAGAGCTTCTTTCTTCCGTTCTAAACCAAAGACAAGCCCCTGAAACACGGGGCTTTTTTCTATGAAACCAACGAAAGGAGATTACATTCTGATAAACGGGGCGAAGGGCTCTGTTGTCCCTACGGAGTTTATACGCATGGTGGCGGGGATGTACGAAGTGTATGTCCTCGAGAAAATGGGAGGGGCGTACAGGCTCTTCCGGGAGCCGGGAGGGGACTTCTCCCGGATGATAAAGCGTGTTGAACAAAGGAGTGTTGTGAAAATTATTCCAAGAGAAAGCAAATGAATCTATACGAATACCTGCGGGACAACGCCATTCTGAATGAAGTGGCTGCCGCTGACGAAGCTGTAAGCGTGAGAAACGCTGTGATGGACGAAGGGGAAGACGCCCTTCCGCTATACATTGCCATGAAGGGCCTTTCTGCGGCCCTGGATAAGGCCATGGAAATGGTTGGGGAGAAAGCCCTCAAAGAAGCCGAGGAACTCTCTGGACGCACAAAAACAACGGAATACAAGGGCTGCAAAATTCAAGTGAAGGAAGTGGGGGCGAAATGGCATTTCGACAAAACGAATGATGCCGTGTTATTCTCCCTTCAATCCGAGGCAGAACAAGCGAAAGCCAAGGAGAAGGATCGACAGGATTTCCTCAAGGCGCTGAAAGAGCCTATGGATTTTGTTGATGCCAACACGGGGGAAGTGGTGAAAATATTCCCTCCGTACAAAACGAGCAAAACGGGGATTGCTGTTTCCCTTCCGAAAGCCATTGATTAAGCTATTATTGGGGAAGCAAATGAACGTCAGAATTGCGAACTAACTTGTTTCAAGAGGTACTAGGAATGGAAAGGCTCGGGGGCGTCCCTCGAGCTTTTTTGTTATTCTGTCGAGAGAATCCCGGAAAATATAGAGAAGAACTTGCCGGAGTAAAATTTTGAGAATTTCTTTGCAAAGCGATGGGGGAAAGTTACTTTTGTTCCAACGGATTAAGAGTAGCACCTTCGTCCCCCTCGTGCCACAAACATCAAGGCCCCGGAAACTACAAAGTGCTACTAGTTTTTCGGGGCCGAACTGTTTATGGACAACACACAACACCGCTTCTTTCCTCTCCACTTAGCAACGGAAATATTCCGGGAAAGAAACGTGCGTTTACAGCGGGCAGTTCCTCTTGTTTACATCCCCCTCTGGAAAACATACAAAGGCGGAAACTGGGACGGCTCAGAGGCCCACAATCGACTTATAGCCACTTCTCTGGGAATGTCCTATTCCCAATTCCGGAAATACCGATGCGCCCTTGTAGAGGCCGGATTTATGTATAAGAAATTCGGAAGGTGGTGGGTTGTGAGCCTGAGAAAAATTGCAAGTCGAAAAAAACTTTACACAAGCACTTCCATTGTCCTTCCGGACAACATCGAAAGTGCCGCCCATTTCAAGTCTCTGGTTTTTGCTGCTGAAGCGAAACACATGGACAGAAAATTGGGGGAAGCCCGGAAAGAAGAAAAACTCAAACAAGCGTTGCCATCTCTGGGACACACCTTGGAGTCCTACAAGTTGCTTGCAGATAACGCAAGGCGACGCATAAACAAAATCATTCGGACGGAAGAGAAATCAAAAGAAATAAGAAGAAGTGTTGCTATTGGTGCCGACTTTCATTCTCCTTTTGTTTCCTCTTACGCAGAATATAACGCTGTCTCATGTTCCCTCCTTTGTGCCCCATTTGGTCGAAGCAGAATGTTTGCTTCCCGGATGAAGCGACAAGCGAAAGGGCATAATCTTCTGGAGCATTACAAACGCTTCAAGAAACTCCCGGAAGGCATGGACAAATCTGTTTTCTTTCTGCTTTACCCCGAAGAAGGGCATTGTCTCACCACTTATCAGGGAAAAGACGTGCTTCGCATGGCCGACAAAGTGTTGCCGAAAGTTGAACTAAAAAGGAACAGACATCGGGTAAATGGCTGATAATGAACGGGGGAAATAAAAAGCGATACAAAGGCTCGGTGCAACTGAGGGGATTTACCCCGGATTATAGGACCTTTTGGAGTATTCTGCGTTATTCCTTATGGAATATTCCCTTGAAAACACAATTTTGTCCGAAAATTCGAAAGTTTGGTCGAGAAAAAATGCTGGCAGCCCCGGGATTGGGCAGATTTGCAGCATGAACAACGAAGCACTATCCCTTGCGCAATCCATCGGGTTCCCGGGAACCACGTGGGAGCAATTCCGGGAATGGGCGTGGGAGGAACATGGGGTGAATATATCTCTCTCCGATAACCCGTTTAAGGGGGGTCTTTCATACAATTCCCACTATCGTGCCCGAACCCATGTTGCGCCCTCTCGGGAAGAAGCCGAGGAATACACGGCGATACTCCTGAGATACTTCCTGCAAAACATAAAAGACTCCCTCTGCAAATCCTGCGGAAAGGCCCCAGAGGTTCTCCACGAGGGGTATTGCGAGGGATGTTTCAACAATTTAATTGGAATGACATGAAATTCATCGAAACAAAACGAGAGCAATTGCGCCGGGAGCGGATTGCTCTGAATGAACAGGAGTGGCCTGAGTTGGTCGAATTACTCAAAGGGAGGGATTGGGGAGGATTTTTTTGTCGTGATTATGCCATTGGAGTACAATCAATTTGGTCAGCCAGAGATTGATAGGACCCCGTATTTAACTACGATTAAGCCATGAATAATCCATACAACCAAATCCCAGCCAACCAGCCGAATCGAGACCAATTGATTCGAGTGCTTGAGCATATCCGGGCCAATGAACCGGAGACTTACGAAAGGAATGTGAGGGAGTGCGGGGCGGTTGTTCCTGCGCCAATGGATGAAAAAGATGCCGTAGTTTCAGAATATGGGGTGCTTCTCTATTCCTATCGGATGGATCATGTTTTGTTAATGTCTGACAATGGACAATATGTTGCTTGCTTCCGAATCAAAACCAGAAAACCATGAAAGTATTTTATCAAAGTTTTAAAAACGACATAATCAATCTTGAGACCGGAGAAAAGACAGGTCGGGCATTGCATATTGTTGGCGTTATGAAAGGAGTAAATGCAGATGAAGCCGTATTGATTCGCCAAATTCGAGCATATCCGGCAACTGCAAAATATGACTTCAAAAGGGTTATTAACGGAGTGGGATATGTGTTTTACGAAATGATGGTCCGTAAAGACTCGTTCTATGCCTATGTTATGATTGTAAACAGATTATTCCCAGAGCTAAAATGAAAACCCCCTACACCCTTTCCACCGATTACGCCGAACTGTTTGATTTGATTCAGGATGAGACGGCGATTGCTGGAATTTGTGAATACAAAGAAAACCACGATTCGCCAGCATTGATTTTCAAAAAAGAAGGCTATTGGATTGACTCAAAAAATCCCGTGTCCTTTCACGAAAACAGCAGCAAGGCTCATTTTGAAATGATGTGTGAACACTACAAGGTCAGATGGATAAAGCCATGAACCCATCCGAACAAAACGAAATGAACGCAAACGAATTACGAATTGGGTCTGGAATCCTTTACAACGGGGCGTACAACAAGGTTGTAAGCATCCGACAGCCAGAACCAACGCCTGACCGATTTAAGGACAAATGGATTGTTGAAATCAACCCCCCGGATTCATTCTGGGTTTGTCTGGATGAATTGGAACCCATCCCACTCGACGAGACGTGGCTGAGAAGGGCGGGGTTTGTGAAACTTGGAATGTTTTGGAAGCATGTAAATTTTATGTTGGTTCAGGTATGGGAACACCCAGAGGTAGAAGGGTTTTCAATGGGTGTCAAGGGCGACGCTTTCATTGTGAAACCGAGCCATGTTCATGTGCTTCAAAACACTGTATTTGGGATATACGGAACCGAACTCGAATTTACCGCTGACCCGCTATGACCATCCAAGACCTCAAAAGAGCCATCCAAGACCTTCCGAACGAAATGGAGGTGTATATGGATAGACGACTTACCGAAGAACGCTACGGGCTTGTAAATAGCGTTACCATTGACCCCGTTTATTTAGAGGGCCGGGAAGACCAAGAAACTTTTGCACTTATCCTGAAAGAAGAATGAAAACACTAACCGACGTACGGGCAAATTTCCGGTTTGCCGACCTTGACCCAACTGGCCAAAACAGTTTAATGCCGTTTATCGAGCTTGTCATTGCCTACCGAGACGGGAAGGCGTACAAAATTGAAAACGAGGAACTAATTACTGAACCGGGCCCGATTGCTGATATTCGTTTTTTGCTTACGGAAGAAAGTTTGGCCGGGTTGATTAACCGACTTTTGGACTGGCAAAAAATTCTTGCCAATCGTAGCGAATTTGTTGATTTTATTCGCCCGGCAGTTGAAAGCATTATTCACAAACCCGCCGATCCTGAGCAAGGGCAAACATCACCTTCCTGACATCAGGAAACTGATCTAAAAACCATGACACAAAAAGAAATCAAAAAACAAATCAAGGCTTACGAGCCATTGTTGAAAGTAGCTTTGTCAGACCCGGAAAAGCCTTTCAAGGAAAAGATTCGCATCATCAATGAAATCATCAAGGGCGAAATCCGGATTCGGGAATATTGGGTGCGGCAGTACATGGCAGCGATGAAAGATTTGGTAAAAGTCACCAACCAAATTCCTGACGTCAGGAAAAAGGTCAAACACAAAAACAATAATTAAACACACACGCATGAAAAATCTTGTAAAATTCATTGGCTTTTCCCTGTTATGGGTAGCTTGTTTCGGCTTGGCTTTTTTGCTTATCGGCTGCCAACCAACCCCCGAACGAACCGTCCAACAAACTTTCACAGATTCGGTCAAAATCAACCCTACCTGTGAAATTGATACCACAGCCGAACCACGTATTGCCATGCGACTGGCAAGCATTCCCGACTTCTGGGACCCAAACTACCGACCTAACCGGGTAATCAGGCTCTACATTGAAGCTGATACGCTTTTCCGGGCATTGTATAAGGATAGTGCCGAACAGGCCATTCGTAGCCGTATTGCCTTGATAAACCGGGTATGTGAGCCAAGATATGGCATTCGCATGGAGATTGTTTCTATCCTAATCAGGACCCGATCCGATCAAACCTATCGAGCCACAGCCGCAACACCCATGCTGTACGCATGGACAACCGAATATCCAACCCTTGACCCTACCATTTTCAAATTGCGACTTTCCGGCAAAAACATTGGCGGGTCGGCTTATTTGTCGAGAGGTTCAGTAACCAGTGCAAAATGGGCGGTACTTGGTATGGGATTTGTTCCGATGGGGAACACCACTACACCCGGCAAGCTGGAATACAACATTGTGCATGAAATCGGGCATAATTTGGGCCTGAGCCATGCTTTCAACTGTTGTGTTTGGCTGGATAAGAACGGAAGACAATTGGGAAGACTTGATTCAACCTGGGCCGGAGAACGCACTTGTACCCCTTCCCCACTATGCCGCACTACTTCCAGGCGGCACGAAGCGGATATTATGGGTTATGGCCATTTTTGGAACTCCCAGTCCTGGAAGATTCACCCGGCTATTGTAGCGGTTCTGAATCAGTCCCTATTCTACTCCACCCTACCGACCTTCACGCCCGGCAATACACCCCCACCAACGCCCATTACAACAACCTGGACATTTTCAGGCACGACTCATTCGGGAACCACATCCAACGTAAACGACGGGAACACCGACACCAGATGGGTAACGACCGGAAGGAGTACCGTTACCATTGCCTATTCCGATTCGGTGCGGGTTAATTCGGTCAGGGTTGTTTCCGGGTTCTTTTCAAATAACCGATGGGGCAGTCCAATTCAGCCGGTTAGAGTTCTGGCCGATGGGGTTGTGGTTTTCTCAGCAACAACCAGCAAACCTGATACAACTGTTCGGATTTTCCGAAGAGTTCGTTCGGTGGTGGTAGAGGGGAATGATCAGGCTAACAACAGATGGAGAGAGGTTTTAATTCAGTAAACAAAATGAAAACACTTCCAAAACCACCCTTTTCCGTTCGGGTGGAAAACAACGAAGAATGGAACAAGATTGCCCCCATGCTGGAAGCGGATGGGTATACTTGGTGGTCAAGCGGGGAATTGCCGACCAAAGAAGAACCAATGGAATACCCGGATTATATTGACTGTTTTGGCAATAAAGAGATTGCAGCCGAAGGGTTGGACGTCCCGGAGTTTGATATTTTCGATCCAAACCCCTTCCACCTCACGCACCCCTCAGACCTCATTCCAGCCTACCAGACAAGCGGAAGTGCGGGGTTTGATATTGCCTGTAACCAGGACATTGAATTGCGCCCAATGAAGCGTATGCTGGTTTCTACGGGCATCTTCGTTCACAATATGCCAGCCGATACAGAACTGCAAATCCGACCAAGGTCCGGGAATGCTTTTAAGCATGGAATCACCGTGCTGAATAGCCCGGGGACTGTGGATGCAGATTTTGCTTTGGAGGTCAAGGTTCTGCTAATCAATTTGGGCGAAGATACATTCCGATGCAAACGGGGAGAACGAATTGCTCAGGGGGTATTCTCAAAGGTTGAAAGACCTGCCTGCATCCCGGTTTTAACCAACGAACGCATCGGGGGTTTCGGTTCAACCAACGAGCAAACCGGGCCGATTGTCGAGGGGATTTCTACAAACGACAAGGGATAAAGACTTTTGTGACATGAAACCCCTCCTCCTCTGGCTCATCGTCCTATGCGGCCTCGCCTGCCTTGTCACCGGGGAAACGGTCCCGGCGGGGTTGTGTTTTGTTGTTGTATTGAGAGAGCTATGTTCCTGAAAGTCCTCCAACCCCATCCGGTTTTTTACAACGTATTGCCGGAAGAAATCATTATGGCTGTGAGCCATGGAGATACGGTGGAGGTGTTCACCACCCGGGCCATAGACTCTTTTTCGTTTGCGGGCCCCATGGGCGTTTTTATGAGCAAGTGCCCGGAGGTAATTCTCCGGGTGCATAACGAGTATGCTGTAAACATTCAGCACATTGACCGGATTGACGTGATAAGCCGGATGATTTACATGAGAGATTCAAAGTTTCGTGCCCGGATTGGGTACGGTGAGTACAAGAAAAAAGTGAAACAATTGATTGACCAATGATAGTGAGAATGACCCCGGCCCAAGTGGCCCTTTACAGCCATCTTTATTTCCACGTCAAGAGCGCCTCGATTCTGGGGGACGTAATCCAGCGGGACACAACCAAGCAGCTTGTCCATGAGGTTCGGAGAGATACCAATGCTGCGATAAACGCTTGTCGAAAGCTGGAAAAAACGATGGACCGCTTGTTGGGCGATAAGGCCCATCTGGAGGACGATATGAACACAATCCTGTTCAATATCGTGGAGAACCTATTGGACCAAGATGAGGAACGGTCCAAGGCGTTTCAGGAGATGTATAACGAAATGGCAAAAAAATTCAACGAGAAGTATGGAACAGCTTGATAAATTATTGGCCTCCAAATCCTCCGACTATTGCTTCGGGCAGGGGAAATTCTGGATATTCGAGGAGGCGGCCCGGCTGACGGAAGGGATTGAAGGCCCGGAGAAGGCCATTGTGCAGGAAGTGGTAAAGAAGGTGTTGCGCCTGATTAGTCTGGTCAGGAAAAGTCAGGCGGGGCACACCCCCAACCACGAAGGGATCGCCGATACCATTCAGGACTTGAAGGGGTATGGGGAGTTGCTGAGGGGATTTTATGAGGAGAGAAAGCAGAAATAAACAACGATTGAACAAACACGAAAGGCCCGGGGTGCTTACTCCGGGTTTTTTTGTTGCTCCCCGGCGGTGAATATCCGGAATATCTTATCGGTGAGTCGCTGCCATTGGGTTAATAACCCGCCTACAAGCATCATTACAACCCCGTCAGGAATATCAAGCCCTAAGTGCTTACTTGCCACTCCCAAACCAGGGATAACGCCCCAGAGAGAGATTGTGGCGGCGATGTAGGCTACCACCTGCATTCGTTTCGTGTATGTGGACCGGGCGTTCATCGACCCAAAGGTAACACTTGTCGAAGAAAGTTTATAGGGGCGCCCCAAAACCAGACTTTTGTACCCATGAGCAACATGACCTACACCCGATTCGAGAACACCTTTGTGGACCTTCAGGACTGCCAGACGGCACTAAGGGACAAAGGCATCGAATCGCTGTCCGAGCGTGAGCAGGAGTTCGCCCGGGCCTTGATTGAATTGTGTAAGGAGATAAGCGAAGAGAATGTATGAGCCACGAATTCGAATCCTACTACATCCCCGAACTAAACCTCGAAGTTTCCGGCGAAATTGAGGTGATTGAAACCGGAATGTCAGGCATTGGGTCCTATGAGTACCATGGGGAACAAGGCTTTGATGCTGGAGTAATGGAGCGTGAATGCCAGATTATTTCGCTTGAAGTATCCGGTCCCGATGGCTATAAGGTTACGGATGCTGACCTGAATAAAGCGTGGGATTGGGTAAATGCAAATTTTGAGAGACTGATTGATTAACGCCTAAAAGTGCTGGGCGGACTATCAGCACTAAGTTTAATTTGAAAACGAAATGGAATTAAAAGAATTATGCAAGCAAATAATTGGGTTGAACCACATGGGAGTTCAAGCTGACAATATCCACTACTGTGAAGAAATGCACCAAACAATAAGGTTGCTTGACAAAATGGATAAACACGAAGCAATCAGATTGTTAATGCACGTAATTCATGTTCAGCAACTTCAATTGGTGGGTGCTAAAATAGAATTTGATAGCGAAAATCCTTTTAGAGATATGGTCAATTTTGATTATATAAATGATTATGTTAGAGACTTTTCGTCTGATATGGAAACGCTTTATTAGCTTTGTGCATAACGTTATGTGGCTTTGTGATGTTGCCGAAAAAACACACACTAACTTTTAAATTTAAGACAAATGATTGAAGAAAAAAACAACGTTCAAATTATTAACCAAAACGGCAATAGCACAAAACCGCTGTTAGCAAATCGTTTATTTATTTATCGAGGATATGAAATAAAAGAGTTTGATTATGATTATAGCAGGAAACAGGAAAATAAATGGTGTGCTTATAATACAAATGATTGTGATGAAGTTTTACAAATTTCAAAAACATTTGATGAAATGTTAGACATAATTGACCATCTTTTTGATTGTCGGTTTTAAATTGCCCATAACGGTTCTCGGCTTGCCGTCAGGGCGGGTATTTAACCACAGAACTTGATTAGAATTACTAACTTTTAAATAACAACACAATGTCAAACGAAGAAATGAACCCCGCCTTGCGGCAAACCGATGTTACAGGCAGGTGTGGGTTAATAAACAAATTATGATTTATATACAGTCAAATACAGAAAGAACATTAGCACATCATTTTGATTGCTCTTGTGCATTATATGGTGCAATTGATAACGCTATGGATTATCGTTTAACATCTTTTGAAGAAGTTGCAAGTGGTAAGTTTGATATGCTTATCAAGAAAAGCTTATTTGTAGGTTCAACTGAATTTATGAGAGAGGTTTTCAAGAGAATTGGATTAGATGACGTAAGATTACCTATAAACTCAAATAGAGATTGTGAGATAATTACACTTGAAGATGCTCATAAAAGAGTTGCAAATGGCAGTAAGTTATTTGTTAAGCCAATTGAGATAAAACTGTTTACAGGTTTAATTCTTGATGGTATGCAATACTCTTGCTTATCCAATTTACCACCTGAAACTAAAGTAATGGCTTATGATGTATTCAATAGTAAGATTGTTAGTGAATGGCGTTTATATGTGCATAAGGACAAACTTATTGATGCAAGAAATTACTCTGGTGAGTTTATAGTTTCTCCAAATTATGAATATGCTTTGACGGTTATCGCTAATAATAAAGGCAAATTTCCTTGTGCTTACACGGTTGATATTGCTGTTTTAGAAAGCAATGAGAATGTCGTTGTAGAATTTAATGATATGTGGGCAATAGGCAACTACGGTATTCCCAATGATATTTATTTAAGAGCATTAAAAGATAGATACTTTCAAATCGTAGCAGGTCGGTAACACTTGCCTGTAACGTTTCGCAGCCTTGCGTTAGTGCGGGCTTAAAATGCACTACACTTTGTTAAAGCACAAATATTCAATTATGGGACAAAAGATTGATAAACCACAGAACCCCGCATTACGCAAGACTGCTGTTATAAGCAGTTGCGATTGCTTGGTAGGATTTCTTAGTGGAGAAAAAGTAAACAAATCTACTATTGATTTTGAAGTAGAAAAGATTGTAAATATTCAGCCGACTTTTAAAAAGTATGGTTTATTGAATGGAGAACCACAAACTAAAAGTCAAATAGTAGATGGCAGAAAAGGTTATTTAAGTAGATTTGTTTACTGCCCTTATTGTGGCGAAAAACTCAATTGGAAGCAGGTTCTTAGCAATTGCTTATAACAATTCGCTAAACGCAACTCCAGCCCTGCCAAAACGGTGGGGCCTAAACCATAAAACCTATGTTAAACGCCCTTTGGCTCTTTGTCCGGATTGTCTTCCGGGACTTCCACGGAGCAAGAATTGGACCCCGCGCCGCTTGGCGAGTCGCTAAGAGGATTTGGAAGGGCCCCGAGTAATATCCGGGGCTTTTTTATGGCATAAACACCACCAATTCCTTCGGCTTAGGGCCTCCCATGTCTAGGTGACACCAACCCGAAACAATCTCCCCACGCCTGTTTTTCCGAGCCGTAACCTCAAAGGATTCAATCCGGTGGAACGCCGTGTTTTCCGGTATCCAATCCCGGAGTTGCCAGATGTCAATACATAGCTGTTTCATGGGCACCCCGGCCCCGTGGAAGTCAATGGCCATCCCCTTGCGATGCAGGGAACGTGGCGCACCGCCCTTGTACCAATCCGGGCGATACCCCCGGAAGTTGAATGTACCACCGGAATCCCAATTGTTTGCAATCAGGCCATACCCGAGTTTCTCCCGCAGGGCGTTTAGGGACGGAATAAGGTCGGGGTGCAGGAATTGGATGGAATCCTCCCCGAACTCCTGATAGGTGGCCTGCGGGACAAGCTCGGTTATTTTGAAGAAGCTCATTTCACCGCCTTAATAACACCCCCGATAAACGCCCCGGCTTTGCCCCAGCGGTCCCGCTTGAACTTGCGTTCTTGAACGATAGAATCCAGATAGACAAGCCCTTGTCCTTGTGCGTAAATGGCGGATTCGAGGGAGTCGATTCGTTCGGACTGCGCCCCGACATAGGCTTCAAGCAGGAATTGTCGTTCGGTTTTGAGGGAATCTTGTTTTTCTAGTTGTTTGATGCGGGCTTCGTGGCACCCGGTTAAAACGATTATCGAGAAAATGAGGTATTTCATGGGGTGTTTCGTTTGGGTCAAAGATAATAGTTTGTTGAGATGGGGCAAGGGGGGTACTTTTGCATTGATCTCGAAAGAGGGGTACCACCCCGACGAATGGAGGAAAGTACAACGTCGGGGCATCGCTGAAAGGCAAAGTGTTCTTAAAAAATGGATATGTGGTGTAATTGGTAACATATTCGGCACGATTCCGAAAGCTAAGGGTTCGAGTCCCTTCCCGTCCACAAGTCCCCCGCCACGCCTCTTAACAATGCGCAAATGGGCGGGGCATCGAATTGCGAAACTCACGCTTCCTTCGGGAATCCGTAATAGCCGGGAATTTCAAACAAAACACAATATGGAACCAACATCCACCGTCCAACGCTTTATCGACGCCCTACCCTCCGAGGACCGGGCGCAACTATCCGATGGCTTTCATTCCTTCGAGGAGTTGTATGAAACGAGGAACGCTTTGTTTGTGGCGCTGTGTGCGGCGATTAGTGCGGCGATTAGTGCGGCGTATGGTGAGTATATTTTTTCCGGCAATGACTTTCTATGGCGCTCAAAACGCCACCCGAATGGGGTTGAGCTTGAGGGATATTTCCTTGCTGGGATAAATCAAGAATCAGGCAGGCAAATCTCCTTTCATCTCCCGATTGAGATGTGGGATGATTTTCCACACAATGACATATTGGACAAAGCCCCGCCCTTCGACGGGCATACGACAAAGGATGTAATTGAGAGATTGAAAGACTTGTAAATTTGGTTAATCTTGGTGTATTAAAATGCGAAAAGCCCGGAGAGTTATCCCGGGCCTTTTTTTTGTTTCCGAAGCCACCAAAGATACACCCTAAGCATAAGGTGAATGATGGCGATAATCAGAACTATCAACCATCATCTTTCTTCTTGTTTAAATCACGCCGCACCTGCTTAATTCTAAGCCAAGTCAGGTAGATGCCTGACCCGGAAGCCACAATTCCCAGCCCTTGCCCAAAGTAGGTGAGGGCCTCCGGGGCCCAAAACCAAACATAGAGAATGCTGAAGTCAATTGTAAGCAATGGACCATCCATTAGAAGGAGCGCTCCCCAGAACGCCCTTTTGTGCTCGCAACTCCAATCGGTTGCGTATCGGTAGATGTCAATAAACCTCATCGTCCTTCTTGGCACTCAGGGTTAAACTCTTCACCGTGGCTTTCTCCCAATCCGGAAGGCTGAAAATGTAGGCAATGGCCCGGGCGTCGGTGAGGTCCACTCCCTCCAGCCGGGTTCTCCCAATTACCCGCTTGATTTTGTCGAGGCTGGCAAAGCCGTCGATGCGGAAAGTATCAAGGACATCCCACCCCTTTGAGGTAATTTCACCGGCAAGCTGCGGGCCATCGAGCATGATGGCAAATCCCTTTTCGGTCATCCCGGCCCAATAGAGGGTGGGCGTATCCCGGTCGGTGAGGGAGATTTTAAGGGCAATCCAGGCTTCATCCCGGATTTCCACTTCCCGCTCCCATCTGGTTTCCGGGAAAAGGCCGAAAATGTAGGCTTTGGTCTTTTTAACGAATCGCTCCCGAGGCACCCGCATCAGGCGCACGTCGAAGGCTTCAGGCTGGTGTTTCATCTTTCAACAAAAAAGAGATACGGCTTAAAATGTCCGGGGCAATCTGGAAGTCCGGCCCTTCGGTGGAGAAGTCAATGGCGTAAGTCTGGACGTTCTCTTTGGGCAGTTCCAGCCATTTGGCCTTGATTTCGGCATCGGCGGCAACAAACTCCGCCGGGGTCTTCACCTCTTTAGCTTTGAGGTCTGCCTCATACTTTTCGGCATATCCGCCCAAAAAGTCGAGGTTGCGCTTCACCGCATAGGCGGCCTTGAAACTCATTTTCTGCAAGCTCAACTCCCTGAGCGCAAATGCGGCCTTTGCCGCCTCGTATGGTTGTATTTCCATGATTTAATGAAGTCTGTTTGTGGCATCGGCCCATTGCACCTTGCCTTTCAAAAGGTCAAATATAACAACGGGGCTTTTCGCCAGTGCTTGAAAAAAGTCAAATTCCCCAATCTCCCCCTGCGGGTCCGGCTGCCCTAATTGATTCACCTTCGTTTCGTTGGTGGCATTGAGGAAATAAGGCTTTGACATCTCTTTGATTGTGTTCCCGTCCGGGTCTAATGTTTGCACCGGGACCTCCAGCACCACAATCTTATTCTTGGGGTCATAAGTAAACCCTACTTCCGTTAGGTCCACCTGCCTTGCCAGCGATGGGTAGTCGGGATGTGAATAGACGGAGAGAATGTTTTCGTTTTCCATTATTGTAAAAATCCAAAAGTTCTGAGCGCATTATACGCCTTTTGAAGCATATCCTGTTCTGTGGCCCCATAAGTGGCCCCAGCGGTTTGGGCAGCCCCGGTTTGAGCAACGGCGGGGGTTACGCCCAAGAATCCAATCCGCTGTGTGCTGGCCGTCCCAAATTGAGTTCCGGTAGTCGTGCCAAGCACCACGTTAAACCCATCTGTAATGGTCATAGCCGTGCTTGCGCTGCCACCAAACCGAGCAACCCGAGTAGTTCCGGCATAAATCCCAACGGTGGTGGATGTCGTAGCCGTTCCAATCCACAATTCCGTAGAGGCGTAGCCAATGGCATAATCCGCAGAAGAAACCCCTATGGCATTAAATAACACCAATTTAGTCCCTGCGGAACGCCCCGATCCAGAAAAAGTAGGCGCCCCTGCACCAGTAGCCCCGAACATTATCCAGTTGGATGTAGCCCCCGAAAAAACAATCTGAGCCCCGGAATCAATCCCAGACCCCGCACGGGTGAGAGTGATGGCGCCGGAAAAGGTTTTAGCCCCGGAGAAGGTTTGGGCGCCCTCTAAAGCAGCAAACGTATAGTTACCCGTATAGCCAGCAACATCCGGCATGGTCCATGTCCGGGACGATGTGCTTGGAATTGGGGCCGTAATAGTAGCCGTCCGGGTTGTTCCCAACACAATTTGGTTTGTCCCCGGCGTAATCGTCAGCGCCGAGGTAAGCGTTTTGGCCCCAGCCCATGTTTGTGTGCCGGTTGATACCATGCCGGGCGTAGAAGCGTCCGCAGGCCCGAAGGTAATCGTAACCCCGGAAATACTTGCCCCGTTGGCCTGAGCCGAAGCAGAAAATGTGCCTACGGTGGTTACGCCGCCTCCACCTCCGCCACCAGCAGCCCATTCAGGAATACCGCCCGCAGAAACAGTGAGCACCTGCCCCGTGGTACCTATGCCCAAACGGGTAAACAACCCGCCAGAATCCCGATAGTACACATCCCCGGTGGCATCGCTGCCCACGTTGATAACCGGGCTTGTTAGGGTTTTATTAGAGAGGGTTTGCGTAGCCGAACCCAGCACAACTTCCCCGCTTGCATCCGGGAAAGTGTAAGTGCGGGTTGCGGTGCCAGCAAAAGAAAACACCGACTGAAAGGCATTGGTGCCAAATATCCAGCCCAGCGTGTTTGCTTGCGTGTAGTGGGTGGTAAAACTTGCAATGCCGGACGGGGCGCTTGTAGCATAATGCAAATGAATGTGCCCGTTCCCGCCGCCAGAACCAATTCGAGGGGTGCGAAGCGTAGGCTGTGTTGCAAACACCAACGCCCCGGACCCCGTTTCATCGGAAATAACCGAAGCCAGTTCTGCCGAAGTAGTGGAGGCAAAGGCGTCAAGTTTGTTTTCCAGATAGGCCATGGTACCGTTGGAATCCTGAATGGTAATCCTACGGTCTGTGCCGGGCGTAATGTTGCTCAGTAAAAACCAAGCCCTTGAGGTGGGGTTGGTGGCGTCAATGAAAAAGAAATTGTCGGCTGTGGCATTCAGGTCCGCCCCATCGTAAGTGAAAATGGATAGGCCATCAAAAGCCCCGCTGTTATTCCATTGCACTTCGCCAGAAGCCCCGCCGGGACTACCCCCGCCGCCGCCAGAAGCAGAAAGCACTCCAGCCCCGGAAAGGGTAAGGCCCGATCCCAACGTAATTTCCTGCACCGCCCCGCTTCCAGCCGAATAACGGCCCAAAAGGTTGCCAGACGAAATATTCTGGAATTTGGCAAAGGTAACGGCTGAATTGGCTATGGTGAGAGCGCCCGTGTTTGCCAGCGTGGCATCCCCAGACATCGCTACTCCCACGGCAACCCCAGCCCCGTTGCCCACAAACATATACGTGTTTGAAAGCGTGGTGGAGAGTTTGCCGGAAAGTTGGGAAGTGAGGTTGGTTACTTGCGAAATGGCAATGTTTGGAATATCGCTTGCTGAAAGGACATCCCATGCCGGGGCGGCGGAATTGGTGCCGTCGCCCGTTTGCCGTAAGAATCGCCGGGTTGTAGAAGTGTTTCCAGCAAGCCGTGTAGGCGTTCCAGAAGCAGCCCCGTAGATAATATCCCCCAGCGTAGTCATGGGGTTGGAAAGAGCCGTCAGGGTAGCGTATTCGAGCGCTGTACCCCCGGCGTTCACCCGTAGGTATTGTAAGGCACTCCCCAATGAATTAAGACCCGTACCCCCGAATCCAACGCCAATTGTGGACCCGCCCCAAGTCACGCCCGTAAGCGTAGAGGCAAGGCTTAAAACTCCAGAGTTGTTAAGGGCGAGGTTGGAGAGCGTTACAAATCCAGACCCGGAATTGTAATAGCCAACCAGACGGTTTCCCGCCGGGGCGCTTAGGGGCGCATTCAGGCCGCCCTTGCTAAACGGGATAACATCACCGCCCCACGTTCCGGTGATGGTGGCAGCGTCGATGTTGCCCGTCACCAGCAGGGAGTTCACCGTAATTTGAGAGGCCGTACCTCCCAGCACTAACGGAATCCCGGAAGAAGCGTCGATTTTGGTGCTGGCATCAAAAAGCAGGTTGCCCGTCATGGTGCTTCCGGCTTTCAATACATACAACGACCCGTCAGGAATCGTCGCAAACCCATACCCATTCTCCCCGCCATTCACCACAATCGCCTTTCCGGCCTGACCCGTCAAAGTCAAAGCCCCAAGGCCGCCGTAGGCAGGTTGAATAGGGGTCGCTTGCCACGCCCCCTCTGTCACAATGTTGAGCTTAACCTCTGCATCAGGACCAAGTTGGATTACCCCCGCCGAAGCCCCGATGTTTAGGGTGTCGCCTTCGTTGAATACGTCGATGCCAAGCCCGTCCCCGTTAAAGTCAATGCCACCCGTCATAATGCCGCCCGCCAGCGGCAGATAGGTGTTGAACTTGGCAATCAGGTCGGATTGAGAATTGATGTTCCCCGTTATACTCCCCCATGCCACTTCGGAAATCACCGTCCCACTTATCGTTTGGACAAGACCATTCACCCCGAAAACAATCGGAATCTCATTCAGCCGGGCATTGTCCACCAACACCGTAAGCAACTCCAGACGAATGTCGTCTGTCAGCCCCGGGAGTGTCGTATTGTTTGCTCCCGTGAGCAAAATGTTATACCAATTGATTGCCTGAATTTGACTCCATGGCATCCCTTGGTTATTGATGATGATTGCCGCCTCAAGGCCCAATTCCGACATCCGGACATGGGCCTTGGTGGTAAATTCAGAGAGGGTATCTAAGTAGGTTGCCATTTAACAATTGCATTTACAGCCCGGAGTGTTACAGAATGTCGTTATGGATTGGAGAATTGTATCCCCGGATTCATAGAAAGCAGCCCCCGTTGTGTCCAAAGGGTTCTCGTACGCTTGCCCTACGACAATACTTGACGTAGCGCCCTGCCATAGGGCCAGCAGCGTTTCATACTCCGTAGAGTCGCAATCGCCCTGAAAAAGCGCATTATTATACCTTCTCCGGGCATCATTGAAGCAATTAGCCCCGAAAGTGTTCAGTGCCAGCCCCACTTGGCCCACAGCCCCGCCATTTTGCGCCGCTTCAACGAACTGCTCGAAGCCATACCCCTCGTCCAACAACTCAGCATAACTAAGCGAATCAGACACCACAAGCAGGCATATCTGCCATGCCCCAATCAGGGACTCCCCATCAAGTCCTATTGTCGGAAGCTCAATCGGGACTCCCGTTTGCTCGGCGGGTATCCGGACAAAATCAACATCGTCAAAAGGGGCCTTCCGGTAAATCACCCAGCGCAGCACTTGGTTTAAAGCCGGGCGTGTCGCCGTTCCTTCCCCCGTAGGGGCGTAGCCTCCCGGGCTTTCCGGATAGGTGCCCGTATCATCTCCCACAACAATGGAAGTGCCGTCGTCGGCGACGGAAACAATAATGGGCTTGACAATCAAATCAGAATACGGCATGGCTTAGAAATTTTCCCGGAGTTTTTGAAGTAAATATTCAGCCCGCACTTCGTCGTTTATCTCAAGGCTGTACGCAATGTCATCCAGCACCGATTGGGCGTCAAACGCCGTTTGGTCTGGCCCTTCGTTTGTCCTTTTGCCGTTAGTGGCACTCAAGGTGTAAACCCGGAGCTGAAAGGCGTTAATCAAGGAAGTGTCTATGGCCATGGCTACGAAAGGGCTTTAAGGGTGAGTAGTGATTGCTCGATTTCTTTGTACAACGCCAGATTCTCCGGGGACAATGCTTGTTGCGCTTCCTCGAAGTTTAGCAAGTCATGTCCGGAGAAAGGGGAAATGCGCTCTACATCCGAAGGGATGGGTTCCCTTTCGTGAATACATTCAATGTAAAGCTCATAAAGCCCGGATTCCATGAGAAATTCTGCCACCACTTCGTCGCAATGGGCTAACATAGGGCCATTGGAGGCGTCCCATGCCTCGCATGAAAGAATCAGGGCTAACACCTCGGATGGCTCCCATGAAGCCTTCCCCGAGGGGAACAAGTGACATCCGATGCGTATAGCGTTCATGTAGGCAAAAGTAATGTTTGTCCGGGACTTTTTTCAATCCGTCGAAAGAGATTGTAATTCAAGGGGAATACACGCTGTTTTGAACATGAAAACACCAAAAAAACTCCCCGGATGGCTCTTGGGCCTTATTGCAATTATGTTTGCTGTATTCTTCCCGTTTATGTGTTTCTGGCTCACAAGGGCCATTTCTGAATGGGTGGCGATAAAATGAAAAAAGGGGCTTACGGGCCCCTTCTTCTTTTCACTCACTCCCAGCGTTATTTACCCGCTGGTTTGGATTTTGAATTGGCCGCTGAGGCATACCCGGAAAGAAATGGAATCATTTCGTCCTTCCACCACGCTTGACGCCCGAACGTATCAAACAACGTTTTCGCCTTGTCATCAACACTCACGGGAATGTCCATGGCTCCCTCGAACAACACTTTGCCGTTCGCCAGCGAAATCTTCTCCTTGGCCCAAATCAAATGATTCTGCCGCAACCCTTCTTTCACAAGGTCCACCTCAAGGGCTTTATTCATCCGGGCAATCGCTTGCTCCACTTCCCGGAATCCTTTCTCCCCGGATTTCACCTTGTTATACAAGAACGCTTTGATGCCCTTCGGCTTTCCAATCAATGAAGGCTGGTTGAAGAACGCTATGCCGTTGTACATCGGTTTCACCAAAAGGTCAAGCTGCGACGCGGTGAGCTCCGACATGATTTGAGTGCTCAGGGCAAGCTCTCGTTCTGCCGTGGTGATGATGGCTTCGCCAGCGGCCTCCTCGTCAACATATTCCCATTTCCAGTTCTTACGTTGCTCCCCAGTGATGGGATCAAAGCGCATTTGAGGGTGAAACTGAATGGCAAGGAAGTGCTCCTCGTAGTTGTTGTCGTTTTTGGTGATGTAGAGATTGCCCCGGGAATCATTACTATACATCCGGAATGTAGGGCCGTCCATGGTTTCCCCGTCAATGAATCCAAGGTTGTAGGTTTTGCCCTTGTAGCGGATTGGCCATTGTCCCAATATTTCATGGGTTCCCACTTTCTGCGTGGTTCCGGAGAATGTCACATTCTGCCCCACTTCCCCGGTGCCTCGTTGCTCCTGAACGCTGGTGAACCAGATGGGATTGATTCGGAACTTGGCAATCCCGTTCTCCGGGAATGGCTTCGCTTTCTCTTTGAGCTCGTCGGGGATGTCATTGTAGTACACCTCCCGCACCATTTCAATTGTTGTTGAACTTTTTCGTTGCATACGTTATTTATTCTGCTCTACAAAAAAACAAAAAGAGAGGGACCGCTAAGCCCCTCTCTTCGATGAATTGCCAGATTTCTCCGACGAACGATTAAAGCGTTCCTCCGAAATACAGCTTGTTTGCCATCATTGTTTGAGCAGCGAATTGCTCAACGTGGGTGATTTGGTAGTTTTCCTTACCAAAGTTCACACCTCCTCGTGCATACACACGGCTGGAAGTTACGGCTGCACCCGGCTCAACAGGAGCTTGCAGTTGCAACACCCGGAACATCGGAGCAGTTACGGTGAAGCTGGTTTGAGTCAGCTCACGGGCAACAGCCACTTGCTCATCAGGCATTACAACGAAAGAGTTGGCCCAGTATCCGGTGGCAAGGCTGTCCCCGCCAAGGTCAGGAGTGTACATTTCCTTGTGGCGCCATTCGGTTGCTTCGGTGAGCGTCACCTCGAATCCACCAATGTTGAATTTTCCGAACTTCTGACGCAGCGAAGTGGCTTCGTCTTTCTGGTTCAATTCGCCAGAGATGTATTGGATGGCTCCGTTGCTCAATCCTGAAACCGAGTTTTTCTGGAAGGATTGCAGGAACGCATATCCGCCGTACACTTTCAGTTTTGAGCCAGCACCCCGGTTTTGCAGCTTATAGAAGATGTTCTGGAAGTCATCCATCTGAACACCACCTGCAAGGTAATCAGCGGTGAGTCCGAATGTTTGAGCAGCAGTAACAAGCCCGGTGGTGGTGGATTTTCCTCCGTATGTCACCCCTTTACCAATGGTGATGGCAGCAGACTTACGCAGGTAGGCGGTAAGAACGGCATCAGCAAAGTTTTTAGGGGCAAGGATGGTGCGACCATCAGCCAAAGTGAACTCGAAGTTCTGGCTGTAAGCGCTTGGGCCCATCAAAGCGGAAGAAGTCATCATGTACTGGAAGTTCACGCCAAAACGTGCCCAGCCACGAACAGCTCCGTTCGGGAAGTCAGACCCTTCGGCCTGAACAGCGTCAATTGGAAGCAGGGTGTCGCCATCGGAAACGGAAGTTGCCAGCGTTACAGTAGGGGGAGGCGTTACTGTGATGGTGTGAATGGTTGATGATTCGTCAAACGAAGTGCTATCAACGGTGAATGTCACCCCCGGATTGTTAGCCACTTGGAAGCGTTGACCAACGTTTGCGTAGTTGAAATACGCCCCGTCAACAGTCACCACTTCAATGGTGATGGTGGCTTGTGCGCCAGCGGTTCCTCCGCCAGTAAGGCTCACTACTGTGGAAGTGCTGAGAACACTATCCTGTTCAGCGTGGAATACATTGGCGGTACCCATAGGCACACCAACGAATCCGGCATTGTCCACCAAGTCGGCAATCATGCCGTTTTCGATGTACTGACGGTCTTGGTAGCGGCTCAAAAGAGTGGGCCAAAAGGAACGGGTCTGGGACACGGTGTCCGCTAACCCGGAGAGATCACTCGCACTCGCAATGTTCTGCGGGCTGAGTGCATTAAGCTGGCTATACTGTGGTTCTGCCATGGTTGTTTGAAAAATTTACAAGTGAAAAGAAATTTAAAAGTTTGCTTTTACGCCCACCACCGGAACACCTCTTACGCTTGCAGCGGATTTCCCGTTGGCTGGAGCCCCTGGAATCCCCGGAGATGTCACTTGCGTGTTGTTCCCTCGTAATGCCTGAGCAATAGCTTCTGCTGTTTCCTTCGGGGCTGCTCTTTTCGCCGCTTCCACCGTCGGTGTGAAGATTTGCGAGAGATAGTCCGCCAAAGCGATTTTGTACGCAGATTCCATGTCCGGCCACAAGTTCCCTTCCTCATCAAGTTTCAAAGGAGTGTTCTCGGAGTACGCAATCTCCCAGACTTTTTCTAAGTCAAACTTAGGCAAGTCATACCCCGGAATATCCAGAGCGATTGCCGGAGCGGCAAGTTGCTTAATCCCTTCAGCCACCTTCTCAGCGTATAGCTTGTTGTAGGCTTCCTGGTCAAAAGCAGGAGCTTGCCCCTCTTTAGTTTGCGTTAGTTCCTTGATTTTCCCTTTCACCTCGTCTTGCTTGGCAATCAAAGCGTTTCTGTGTCCGTCGGACTCATACTTCGCTTGTTCATAGTCCAATTCGCTAAGGCCGAGATTCTCTGGGATTTCAGGGTCTAAGTCGGGGTATTTGCGTTGTAGAAAAGCCAATGCTGATTGCTCATTCTTTATCCACGGATTCTCCTGCTGGGTTTTATCAATGAGCAGCGACAGAATATCCCGCTGAGCGAAATCTTCCATCAAAATCGAAAGTTCCTTTGGGTTGTCCAAAAGAGCCTTCACTTCGTCAGGGACAATCTTTTCCACCCTGACTTGTTTTTGTTCGGCCCGCAAACGGGATAGTTCGTCCTCCAATTCCTTCAGTTTGTCGGAATTAGTTGCGGCCCCCTCTTGACTTGCGGATGTTTGTTCCGAACTTGAGGGCTGTGCTGTGCTTTCTTGCGAAGCGGCAGGCGCTTCCGGGGCACGATTCTCTGGGGCCGTTTCCTCTTGGCCCTGCATCTTCACCCCTACAATCTCAAGTTTATTGCTCGAGGGGTGCGGGGAGTTCTCCGGATTCTGCTCCGGCGGCAAGTTCTGGACTTGCTCCTCCACTTGTGGTTCCTGATTCTCCATAAATACTTGTTAGTGTGCTTATCGCTTGCTGCAAAAGTAGCGTTGCTTCCTCCATACTTGCAACTTTCTTGGTTTTGCCGTTTTCGTCCGTTTGTGGCGGGGCAAAAGCCATCTTCGCCCATTCGGCTACAACAGCATTAAAGCCCTTGGCCCTTTCCAACTCCATCTTCCCGGCTTGTGCCTGCTGGTTGGAAAGCATTTGCCTTTCGGTGTTCGTCTGGTCAATCATTTGTTGTTGCTGACTCTGACGCATTTCTCCCCGGCGCTGTTGCGTAGCAAGGTATGCCCATGCCTGCTTGAGGTTGGTGATGTTCTTAATGAACGCAAATTGGTCCATTGTAAGCGTCTTGGCTGCAAGGGCTTGGTTGGCTGCATTATACAGCACCATCCACTCTTGTTCCTGCGGAACGGGTTCCACAATCAAATTCGGAATACGTCCGTCAGGATTACCAACGGGAACGTCAAAGGGCAGCCCTTCGGGGCTAATGCCGCTTTCCCCGGACGCAAGGATGTGGTACATCCGGTTCTCCCAAAGGTTGCTCACAAGGCGAACACGGGCGTCCATGAGCCCGGAAAGAACATTGTCACTCCCGGCAATAATGCTTTGCGTAACGGCCTTCCCTTGTTCCGGGTTTACACTTCCTCCCATTTCAACAGAAGGAACGCCCATAACGTCACGCACCAGATTGATTTGCTGGAGAATCAGGTTCCAAACCATTTGAAGGTTGGCCCCTCCGGCGTTTTCAATGATGGTGATGGCGTCTTTGATGGACGCATTATGAAACCCTCGATAGGCGCTGGAACTCACAACGCCAACACCTTTTGTCAAAAGGGTGGTCATAAGGTCTTCCGGCGTCACTTCGCTTCCTTCTTTGAAGGCAAGGTCCACAACGGCATCCTGATCCACTTTAATAATCCAAGGGAGAAACTCCGCTGAATACGTTTTGAATTTCTTAAACAGCGTTTCAATGCTGTCAAGATGTGGCTTGGCCCGGTCAACAAGCGTTGTACTTGAGCCCCGTATCATGCTGGAATGTTGCCAGATGAATGAGCCGTACACCTTAGAGGCATTCACCCTTGTGGCATCCCGGAGATTCATAGGCAATGGCTGGCGTATGCCCTCCTTTTGCCCGTAGTTATACAAGAATTGGTTCCCTATGATATAACTCCCTCCGAAAAGGTGCTGAATCTTTGTGTCATACACTTCTCCGTCCCTTCCTTCCACGCGCTTGCGGCTTGAGGGAGGGAAAAGTTTCCCGTTCTTGTAATTGATGTTCTGTGTTTCTGTGGAAACAAACTCAAAGTCCAACACCAAAGCGTAGTCGGTGTATGTGTTATAGAAATATGGTGTATATCCATTGTTGCCTTGGTTTTGGTCCCAGAAATAAAGAACGTTGTAAAGCGTGGTCCAATTGCCGCCCCGGATGCTCTTGAGTTGTTCCGGCGTTAAGTCCCCGGCTGCTTCGAGTTTGATGGTTTCGACGGGCACCGGGCGAATCCGATAGGACCAAACAATATCCCGACCATCCGGATACATGGACATCGAATGCCCTGCATTCAACACATCCACCCATTCAATCTGCTGCTGACCTCTGGAAGTGTTCACATACAAACACCTTGTCCCGGTGATCGCATCATCATAATCGGTCATGCGAAGCAGGGTGTCCAAGGCGCTTTCCTTGTTCACTTTCGAAAGGGCAAGTTCCAGCGCCATTTCCTCCCGGAATTGCGGGAGAGTGGCAAGGGTGAGGTTGAGGTCTTCCTGACTAATAGGAACGTCGTCCGGGCTCAGCCCAAGGTTTTTCAGGTAGGCGTCCATTTCCGCCCCTTGTTGCCGGGCAATCATGGCTAATTCCAGCCGGGCCTTCATGTCGTTCCGTTGGTCCTCTGCCAACGAATCCACCATTGTCACCGTAGGCTTAAAGGATTGCTTGTTGAGCTTCCCTACAACACTTTCCAGAATGGTGGAAAGGAGTTTCATGTTCCGAAGGTCAGCCCCGGGTAATGTCTGGCTATCGTTGCCTGCAAGGTTCTCTACGGGCTGGATTGTCCGGAGGTAACTTTGCGTTCCATGGGCGTATTGATAGTTCTCTGCCCACTTTGAGCGAGGGAAGTTCGGGCTTTGAATTTGCATCAAATGCCACGTTTCCAGCCCTCTGGCAAACGCCAAGCCAAACTTCTTGTCCCGTTTTTCCGAGAGAGGGGCGTTAAGGTCCGGTTGAAACATTGGTTAGAAAGAGTTGTAAGGTTGCGTCCGAAGCATTTGGCTTGGATTTAATGGCTGAGGCTCTCTGCTTGCGCGGATTCTTGCAGCCACCACATCTGGGTCAAGGGCGTTCCTATACATGGAGTTTAAATAAGGCGTTTCGCTATTTTCCTGATACTCAGGCATTCCCGAAACATTTTCCCTTCGGAGCGTAGCCGGAGGAACGAAGTTTGGAGCCAAGTCAAATTGCGGCGTCTTTCCCTTCATCATTTCCGGCGTAGGCGCCGGCGTAGGCGCTGCTTTCGGCGTATAGCTCATTAGCCCCGCGCCAAGCAAGTTCTGAACCCCGGCGTTAATGTTTTGGTCCCTTGCTCCCCTCAAAGCGCCAACTGTCCGGTTGAACTCCTGACGTCCTTGTTCCTGGAATCCAGCCCGGCGCTCTCTTGCTGCCAATGCCCGGTTGAGGCGTGCCTCCTTCATTTGCGCCCCCTGCATTGCAAGGGAACGTCTGGAGTTGCGCCCGGACCTATCCAGCCGGGAAAGAACATTCAATAGCGACCCGGGCGTTAATGCAGCCCTACGGGCCTGCCCAAGCGTATCCGCCTGCTGCTGGTTAATATCCTCAATCGCCGAGCCATACCCCGCAATCTGGGCGTTGTTGGCTTGATTCTCCAATCCCTGCTGCATTTGCCGGAAAGACACCGGAGCAAGGTCTTGCGGGCCTTGTTTGAGCAAATTCTTTAGGGCCTTGTTCTGGTTGTATGCCTGAACAAACGAGGGAACCGAGGCTGCGGCTCCAATTCCAAGGGTGACGGGATTGAATGGCATATTATTGAACGACGGCTGAGTTGAACATTACTTGTATGAAATTCAATTTGTAGAACGTTTCGGCGTCCCACGCAAAAGTAGAAATAAGTATCCGACTTTCCATTACCTTCCCGCCAAGCACTCCTCCCGTCGAATTTTCATCCCTTCGGATGGCGACACTAAAGTTCCCCTTCCGGTCCATCCACCATCCGGGTTCAATGTAGCTCTGTCTCACCGGACTTTCGTCCTCACCAGAGTTTAGCTGTGTTGTCGTTGGTTTAGGGCCAATAACCGAATACCCGCTCCATTGCTTAACATCGGTGGGTGCACGATTGGTGACAATCGTAAGTTCCGGGTTTTTGATTTCCCCGAAGAAAGAGTTTTCCGGGCTACTCGGGGTCATGCGCCATACATGGCCATTGAGAAAGAAAAACGTGCTTGTCGCAAGCGAAGCCATTAACTCCGGACATACAGAATCTTCCCCTTGGTTATAGTCCCGGGAGGGCTGGAGCGTCTTATATCGCTCCGAAAAAACAAGGGCTTTGGCGTCGTTCCCTATCAAAATCGCTTCGTCCGTCACTTGGTCGTACACGCAGGGGAATGTGCTGGAAGTCTGAAGAGCGCCCCGGGCATAGTTCATAAACAAGTAGGTTTCCCCGAGTTGCTCGAGCCCTGCTTGCGTGTAACGTATCCAATCCTGGATATTCTCCGACCAATAATACACCGTGCCTAAAGGCGTGACGCACACATTGTTCAATTTGAGCGTTCCATAGTTCCCTAAGAGCGGACGCTGGCTTGCCAGCACACTATCGGTGGTGGTGACGTTTGTACTTCCATCAAGGTTTGTGAGCTGTGTTCCTTCGTAATAAAACGAGCTTACGGCGTTTGTGCCGATGGAGAGCATCACCCCGGGCTCACGCTGTGTAGCGTTGGTTCGGACAATCGCTGTAATCGCCCCGTTCTCAAGCGGAGCCTGCCGAATGTTTGCCGCTGTAAACTTGGAAAGCCCGTTGATTTTTGTCCCTTGCAGCAACACCTCCGAAAAGCAAATGCCATTCAAAAGCCTCACTTGCGCTTGGTCTGTATTAACAATTGACCTCTGCCCTTCCCCGACATTCCATGTTTGCGCATAAATGTCGCCCGGATTCATGGAGATGTTCACCCCTTCCCATATCTCCCCGTCATTTGGAATCGGGAAGTCCGGCGTGGTTTGATAGTCAATGTATTCAATGTCGAGGGTTGGCCCCGGCGTTACCAGATAGTTGTAAATGAATGACACATACAAGGGCTGAAGGTTTTTTCTGTATTGGGAAAGGTAACAGTCCCCGTATAACGTCCCGGAAAAAGAAACGTTGTCCGGGTCTGTGACAACGTATGTGTTCCCCTGCGGTCCTTGCTGGAAAAACGTAGGCTCAACAATGTTTTGCTCCACTTCCACTTCCACGTTGAACACCAATGGCCCCCAAGCAAAATCCACAAGGCCATATTCGTATGACGCTGGAGGCGAAGGGTTGTTCAGGATTTGATCCGGAAGTTCAAAGAGCAAAGCATTATCTACCTGAGAAGCCACTTTATACTTCTTGCCTCCCCCGAACTTATCAAAAAGAAAGTCATACAGCGTATCGCCATTCGGGGTCCAGTTGCCAATCAGCGTTACAAACCCTTTTTCTGTCGAGGAAATGCTAATGGGACTTCCAGCAGGGAGAAACAAGGCATATCCCCGGTGGTAGAACGTCATAGCGTCTTTGAATTGCGCATCCTGACGATTCCCTTGAGCGTATGTGGGGCCGAGGTAAAACCGGGAATAGTAGTTGACGTTATTATCCCCGACATACCAATACATCATCACGCAACTGAAGCGATAGAAGTTCACCGTTGATTGCGCCCGGGTTTCCACAATCCGAAGGTATTTCACCCACGAAGGAACGCTCCCGGTAATGTTAAAGTCAATCCAATAGGAATTGTCCTCCAAGTCTTTATTGTCCGGACTTGCTTTAAATGGTGAGGGGAGGGTGTATGCCGTGTTAAAATTCTGGTATGTAGGAATCTGGATTCCAACGCTGTTTACAACACCTATTCTTCGCCCGTATTCGTCAAGGGCTTCAATGCCAACGCTGTATTGTCCTCCGGGCTTATGCACCTGGTTTATCCCGGATGTCGAGTTTGCCACGGGATTCCCAGCAGCTACAACAGAAGTACTCATGGAGAGCGTTGTTATCGTGTCGTAGCTGGAGGCGTAGTTGGCATGGAAAAGCCTGTTCTGCGCTATTTCGTTGCATTGGCTTTCCACCGGGACCTCGTCGTACAATCTGTCGGTGATGTCGGAGGCAATAACGGAAGTGGGAACCTTCCGAATATCCGGGATGTTAATGAAAAACGAAGTGTCCGTTCCATCTCCGGGATTGGTTCTTTCTCCTGCCAAAAGCCATTCCCCGTCGTCGCCCTTGCGATAGACAAACACAACTTTCTTCACCAGATTGGCGTTTTGCAAATACGTTTCAAACTCGTTTTGAGGGATTCTCAAACGCAAGTTGGTTTCGTAAAAGCAAAGGAAGGAGAACGGGGCTAAAACGCTTTCTTCGTTGTTGTCGTACACATAGTAATACGAAAATTGATACCCGGTTTCTGTGTTGAAATTAACGTAAGCGGCCAGGGAAATTAGCGTCCGATAATCAAGGCTTACAGATTCCCTCGGCCATTCCTGGGCGTTCCCGTATGTGTCGGGGAAAGATGGGTTGGTGGCAACAAGCACTTCCAATGGAACACCCCCGGGACGCTTGATTTGCGTGTAATACCACTCCTCGTATGGCGTAGGGTATTGATTGTCCACCCCCTTGGCGATGTTGACCATCTTTGGCTCATTAAGCCCGGATGCAGTCCAATACACCTTCCCGTCGATTACAGCAATGCTCACCTGCATATCCTCTGTAAACCCTTCGGCGTTCACCACTTTAACAATGGTGCCGTCCTGAGAAATGCGATAGATGGCGTGGTTTCCTCCCGAGTTCCAAAGGGCGAATAGAACGGAGTTGTTCTCATAGTCCTCCCGGCGGCCAATCACTTTGTTGTCCCCGCTAGGAAGGGCGTAGGAAAGCTCTGACATTCCATTGACAAGCGTTCCGCCGGACCTATCGGTGTTATTCACGGAAGCAGCAAAGCGAAGATTCTTGGCTGACCTCGCCATGTTTGGCTGAATCAGGTTGTCGTCAAGGTCCGGAACTACCCGGTCAATGCGGTGAGTTTCTGTTTGCTTTGCCATACCCTGCAAATTAAAGCAAAAAGCCCCGGATTTTCGGGGCCTCTTTTACTTGGCTACTTCCTTGTATGCCCGGAACAAGGGCTTGTTCTCAAGCCGCTCCACATATCGCTCATTGTCCCCTCGATATTCCCCAAGCGTCCGGGCTAAATTGTCCCATTCCGCCACTTGCGTTTTTATCTCGGCCCGCAATATCTCCATGTCCTGAGCAGTCCCGGATTCGGCAAATTTCTTCAAGGCTGGTTCGTCCTTGGGAGAAAGCATGAAGTAGTCTGAGGAAGTTGGTTTATACCCCTCGAACACCATTTTCGCCAAAAGGGTTTTCCCTCTGGTGGTGGTGATTTTGTACTTGCTGTCGAGGACATCTTCCGAAGTGTTCTCCTTGAAGATTTGCAAGGTGTATTGCGCAATATCCTTATCCTCGGGCTTACTCTTGTCGAAATACTCCCGGGCTTTCACGGGGTCTTCTCCCGTTTTCGCCCTGCTTAGGAACGCTTCTCGGAATGTTTTCTTTTCGTCCGGCTCTACCCCCAATCGCTCCCGCATAGCACCAGCGGTTTTGTCGTTAGGTTTCATGGTGTTTAACCCTGCTCCCGCCACCGCAAGGGCCGAGAATATCCCAATTAACACCGGGTTCTGTTGTTCCTCAAAAGTTTCCTCGACGGCTCCGAAAGACAATGGGGCCATATCCTCAACCAATTTCCCGGACAATGTGAAATATTCCCCGTTTGGCGATTTGTAATACGGGGTGCCTTTCACGGGCTCCCCCATAATCCAATCCTTTGCAAACGAGGCTTGCGGGGAGAATTTGCCGGAAATAAACCTCCAGCTCAATTCTGCTTTTGTGGGGGCTGGTTTCTCCCCAAGTTTATACGGGATTCCCGTGCGGGTGTTTGTGTATGCCTCTTGGTCCAAGGCTGCCAAGGCATAACGGGATTGTAAAACGCTTGTCTGCTGGAATCCATGGAACGGATCAATGGTTTGATTGCCCACCCGGATTTTCATAAACAATGAACTCTTAGGGTCGGTGCTTACATCCCATTTGCGTTCCCCGGTTTTCTCCTCCTCCTCGTCGTCCCCTATGGCCTCCCGGAGTGCTTTCAGGAGCAGCACCGTGCCAATCGTCGAAGCCATACTCCGAAGAAAGATTTTTGTATATACGCCTTGAGCAACGCTCATTTGTCCGGGGACAGCCCCGGCCCTCCTGCGACCAACGTGGTAGAACGCAATAGGCGTGGCCATTTTCAATACAGACGCAAGGTTTCTCGCTGAATAGAACAAGGCGTTCAGCCCGGCCATAACGAATTTGCTCGATTCAGCCCCTTTGAGCGACGTTCTCCCGGACAAGGTGTTAATCATGTCCGCAAGATCCTTGTACGCTTGTGGCGTGTTTTCATAGGTGATTCCCTGATCTATGAGCTTTTGCGCCCCGTCAAGGAATATCGCCATTTTCATTGTGTTCAAATAGCCAAGCTGCGTCCGGTTGAAAAACGCAATTGGATTGGCTTTCTTGAGGAAGTTTCCGGTTTTTGGCGAAGCGGCTCCCACACCTTCGGCAATTACGTCCCACATTGCTTCCATCGCCCGGTTCTGGAGGAATTCCTCCGTTGCCGTGGATTTTGCATGAGGAAGGGCGAGGTCAAGTCCGGATTTCTTAATCAGGTAGTACAAGGGGTTGCTTTTCATTTCCCTTGCAATGGCAAGAAACGCTTCTTCGCTTTTAGCGGAGGACACAGCGCCTCTTATGCCCTTCGAGAACATTCCCTTGCCGTAGAACGGGAGCATGGCCCCCTGAACAAAGACAACGCCTAAGTCAACCCCGGTTTGGAAGGCCCGCTTGATTGAAAGGCTGGAAAGCAGCAATTGTATTGCTGTATCCACCCGGCCTTCGTCGGTATTGCGAAAAGCCTTTTCGAGTTCCCGGTCGAATTCCTCCTGAAGCACATAGCGTTCGTTGGCCAACCTCCGGGCTTCTTCGTCCAATTCCACGGCTGCTCTCCGGGGTTTCTTGTCGAAGTCCCCTTCCCGCAAACGACGTTCGAGGTCCTTTGTGGCTTTCTGGGAACGCTCCTTAAACGCCTTCAATCGCTCCACGTCGGACATTTGGCGGGGCTTATACCCAAACATATTGAAAAACTCCGTTTCAATTTGCTCGTCCAATATCTTCTCCCGGTCCGAAAGTTCTTTCTTGAGCTTAGGGCTTTTCGCTTTTTGAATGTTGCGACGAATATCCTCCAGATTGGACAATTTGCGCCCAATCCGCTTGAGCGTATTTATCTGCTCCTCAAGCTCATTCTTGCGAGGGTTGATTTCCCGGGCATATCCCGTAATGGCATCCCGGATTTCCCGGATGGACAATTCATGCCCTTCCTTCGCCAAGTCCTCCTTGATTTCCCCGGCAATGACATCAATGTCCTTTTCGCCCTTTCCAACGTAATAACGAATCAGGGCCGAAGGAACTTTCACTTTGCCATTTTCGTCCACTTCCGCTTTTGGAAGGAGTTCTCCAAGGGCCCATTTCTCAAATTCCTTTTCCGCCTTGTCCTTATTGTTATGCCCCTTGTACCAATCGGTTTTCTTCAGAGCTTCAATGCCTTTCTTTATGGCTATCTCCACTTCGCCCCCGGCTTCAAGCGCAAGGGCCATTCCTTCGACGGCTGCATCAAACGCAAGTGTCGCTGGCGTAGCAGCGGAGAAATACCCCGGACGGCTGAATTGTTTCTTGCGAAGTTCTTTGGCTTTTTCCTTGAGAACAGATTTGGTGACGGGCTTTTCCCGTTTCATTCCGTCGCTTATCCTTTCGACAGCCGAATCTTCCTCCTCCTGCATCCGGGCTTTTTCGTTTGCCTCCTGCTTTTCCTTGAGGGTTGCATTGGCCTTTTCCAGCCGGGCAACAAGGTCTTTCAGGCGCTTCACTTCCCCTTCGTCAATCCCGGTGTTTTTCCCAAGGAACTCCACAAGCTGCTTGGAGAAATTAAAGTAGCCCTCGAGGTTCTCGTAAATCAATTGGGAGATAGCCCCGGCACGTCCGGAAGCTGTTTGCAGGGCCGAAAGTTCGTTCATATATAACGCTTGTCTTTCGGCTATTTCCTGCTGCGTTTCTTGCGTGAAGGGCGTGTTCTTATTACGCTCCAGCAATTCGCCATAGAGGGCCACACGAACCTCTTGTTCCACGGTTTTATCCCGGGCCCTTTCCAGCACTTTTTCGTCAGACACTCCTTTTGTCGCTGCCTTCACTTCCCGAATTACTTCCGCAAATGGCTTGGAAAGCCGGGTACGCCCGATTTCGTCGAGTTTCTCCATGAGAGGGGCGTCCTTTCCAGCTTCTCCACGGGCAGCCCTTTCGAACAAGGTTTTCTTCTTTTCGCCGGACTCAGCGGCAGGCTTTGGCGTTTCCGGTTTTGCCTCCGGGGCTTTTGGCGGTTGCCCAGATAGCCTTTCGTTCAACGCCGCTTCGGCGGCAGCAATGTCCTTGGCGTCAAACTTCCCCTCGATTTTCTTCCGGGCTTCCAACATCGCCTGCGCCCGGGTCAGGACTTTCCCGGCGGCTTTGGCGGCGAGTAGCACGGCCTTGTAAGCACCCAATAGGGCATCGTAGGCTGCGCCGGGAGATACGATGGATTGTAACCCGCTCCCAGCCCCGCCCCGCTTCCTTTTGTTTTCGGCTATGAGTTGATCCGCTTGGTCAATCAGGGAGTCGATGGTGGATTTCTTCCCGCCCAACAACTCCTCGACCGCCTTGACTAATTCCGGGTTGGACCCGTCTTTCTTGGCGGCGTGGTAGGCTTCGGATAAAATACCGGGGAATACCGACGAACGAACTACTGCTCTGTATATGTTTTCCTGATACTTTCTTCTTGTTTTTTCATTAGGGAATAGCTGCTTTTGAGTAGCGTCATCCACCCCTGCTTGTATGTTTTGCTGCTTAAACGGTAAGTCTATGCTTGCAAAATCTCTTACAAATTCGTCTTGGTTGTATAGCCTCAATGCCTCCAACGCCTTAGCCGTAGCCTCGACGCTCGAGAGCGGTCCAGATTCTTTCGCCGTGGATTTCTTCCAAACCCCCGGATTATCCAGCAGGTATTGCCGGGCTTCGTCGAATGTAAGCGTCCGGTCCGGTAGAATAAAATTGCAGGGGGTAAGGCTCATTATTTCTTCAACAAATCGGTATCAACCAATGCAACTCCTTTGGATTCCACGGCGGCAATCAGGTCGCCAATCTCCCCGACACCTTCCACCTGAATCGCAATCATTTCCAGAATCAGGGGCTTGAGCCGGGCGTCCATTTCGCATCCCTCCTCGTATGCCTCCAGCAACTTCTTTTCCATGTTGAACACATAGGCAAGAATCCCTTCGGGTGTTTCGTCCTTGAACTCCACGGCGGGAATCGCTGGCATATCCAGCTCACATCCCATGTTGTTAGCGAAGTCCTCCAGCTTACCCCGGTGTTTCAACTCGGTTTTGGATTCATCCATAAACAAGGCTTGAAACCCGAATAAGCCCTGCTTTTCCATACAGCGGGAGGCATAACGGTAAACGTGGGAGGCATAGATTTCGTCTTTCCCCCGGTCGTTCAGGAAGTCAAGCTGCGATGTGGTGAGGAGTTCCTTTTTCATGGGGCTAAAATACCACAAACAATTTTTATCTAACTATATGCTTTCTTCCCTATATTTGCAGCCAAATCCATACATTATGAAAACGAATCAAATAATGAAGCGACAGTTCGACAACGCCGAAGTTTCGCAACGCACAAAAGACAGTTTCTTTAATGCCACCGAACTACTCAAGCATTACAACTCTGTGTCCGGGAAGCAAAAAGTCTTGGCGGAGTTCTGGTCGAACAAAAACACCGCAGAATTTATAGAGGCCCTTGAAAATGAGTTAGTTACTCATAATGTAGGGATTCCCCTACATTTAAAAACCTACGAAACAACCCGTGGGAAAGGGGGCGCAACGTGGATGCACCCGTATCTGTTTGTCAAGTTTGCCATGTGGTTATCGCCGGAATTGGAGGTGCGAATCATCAAATGGGTGTACGACAATTTGATTGAATACCGAAACCAAGCGGGCGACTATTACAAAGAAATGTGCGAAGCGATTGCTTTAAAGTACAAGGATTTTTACAGCACCGCGCCAGACCCGTTGGTATTTGTTAAGGAAGCGCAATTTCTGAACAAGTTAGTTTTTGGCCGGGCTGAAGCCAATCAGCGCAACGAAGCAACAGCCGAAGAGTTGAGCCTAATGAATCAGCTTCAGTTAGCCAACATCAAAATGATAAATCAAGGCGTGTCAAAGATTGAAAGACACCGAAATCTTCAAATGTTTTCGGAATTGTATTCAGCCGGGGTGAAGTAACCCGGCTGAAACTTAGTCGTCATACGTGACAAGTAGGATATAGGGAATCCCCTATATTATTATTTTGGGTCCCGCACCTCCAACTGCCCCTCGGAAAAGATATGGAGCATCCCGTTCCCTTCGAGTTCCGCCACGTAGCGAACCTCCCCTTTCGTGTTCTGGAACACGGACACAATGATTCCATCGAACCCGTACCCCTTCGGCTTACAAACCTTGTCGCCTATTTTGAATTTTGCTGTCATAAAAAACTGATAAATTTCACACAATCATTGATCCGCTGCTCGGCCTTCTCCTTTTCCTTCCGGTAGTGTTCCTTGACAATCTCAAGGATTTGCGCTTTCTCTTTCGGGGTGTAGTGGGTTTCATGCAACTCCTCCCGAAAATCCATGTGACCGTCCGGGAAGATTTCGAGATAGACATCCCGGCAGAGAATCCAGCAGTTGATGTAAAAATGGCCTTTTGACGTTATTCTTTCACTATCCATTTCCCTGATTTCCGGCCTTACCTCCTGCCATTCCCAGCCATCATGATTCCGCTCGTCTTTGTCCATTTCCCAATGATTATCGGGCCCGTATTTTTCGTTTGGGCCCGGGCGGTATAGGAACCCAAACGTCTCTTGCTGCGGGTGGTGGTACAAGCGATGCTTCTCGTTATACGCCAGCCATTCCATTCCGTCCGGGCGTGTTTCGTAGATTTGGGGGAGGGTCATGGATTTAATGCTTTAAACTCTTCAAACGTAATATTCGGTTCGTAACGGCTTGCCATCCATTGCTTGTCAGCGTTACTCCAGCGCACCGTTGTAAGGCTCGTGTGCGACCAATTGTAGGACTCCTCCACGGACTCCCCCAGCCGGGTTAATAGCCCCCGCAGTTCGGACTTTTGGTCCGGGGTTAGTGGGCCGATGATGTGTTCTCTCATGGATACAAAAAAACCCTCCCGGACCCGGAAGGGCTAATTTTCTCGATGTTCCAACTATTCCTCCCGACGAACCAGCAAATCAGCCAGCTTAACCGTGGATTCTTGAGCCGCCGGGGGATGCGTTTATGGGTGGTCATGGACAATCAATCTTCCTGTGCCCATAATATTCCATAGCCCGGCACCCCCATTGATCCGCTATTGCTTCGGCAATCCCTTTGTATGTCTTTGATCTCAACTTGGTTCTTTCGGGACCAGGGCTCATGTAAAAAATCTTTTGAGACTCACTTATCGGCAAAGATTCCCATTCTTGTTTCACATCGTTTGTGTGTCGCAATTTCGGGAGACCTTTAAGCCAAAAACAAGTTGCCTTGCTTTCTGGATGTCCAAAATGGTACGGCTGAATTAGTTGGTCATAATCCGGGAGGGCGGCATATTTGTGAGGAATCGGATTTTCCACTCCAATCAAATTGATTGGTGCCTCCAAAAGACTTTTAAAGAATTGCGACGCCCATAACATCTCTTGCAATCACTCTTTATTTGTAATGCGGCCATCTACGATATTCAGCCAACGAACGCCTGAATTAGTCAAATATGTGCATGGCGGATGGGCAATCATTAAATCGTATTTGCCACTATAAGCCTGTTCAATTGCGTCGCCTTTTATATGCCACTCGGGGTGTTCCCCGCTGCAATCTTGAATGTCGCAGCTATACGCATCAAATCCACGCTTTCGAAATTCAATTGTGCTTGCTTGACTTTCTTCGCAGGCAATCAACACCTTTATCTTTGAGGGGTCGGCAAGTTTAACGGGGTAGTCAATGGATAGCTGCATAAATTAAAGAATACGCAATTCTACCAAAGACAGAACTTTTGGCTGAATTTAATCCACCAATCCCATGTTTTGCTCGATAACTACGGACAATCAATCTTCCAAGCCCCACGGGATTCCAAATCTTTAGCAATCTGAGGAAACTTGTTGGTAATGGCTTCCAAGTCCTTGTATTGCTCTTTACCCATGGATTCCTTCAGGGCCTTCCGGGCGTTTCTCCCTTCTTCGCCTTTTAATGCCTGCGCTGAATCGAACTCGGAGACAATTGATTTTTTAGGGGACGACTGAATTTTTTCCAAGAATTGCGACTGCGCGGCATCCATGTCGCCTCTGCCAGAAAGTTTGAAGTCTTCTTGCTCCGCAGCACGGTATGCATCGACCGCATCTTGAAGAGTTTTGCTTTCTGTTTCAAAAGCGATTCCTTCGACTTTATTAACCAAATCTCCAAACGTATCCGAACCTTCTTCGTATTCAAAGATGGCCTTTTCTAAATCCGTTTGTTTCTTGACCTTTTGACGCTTTTGGGCTGGTGGCTGAAATCCTTTTAATGACTCCATGACCAATTCGCCAAGCTCGGTTATCAATTGGTTAATCAAAGGAGTGTTTTTGTCCAAGTTTTCTGCTTGAAGTTTTTGAATCTCGGCCTTATACCTAGCTACGTCCCACGCCTTCCGGGCGTTTCTCCCTTCCTCCCCTTTCAGGGATTGGGCGGCGTCGAAGGATTGGATGGGGGATTGCCCTTCCTTCCCCTCCCCCGTAGTTAAGGGAACGGCGGGTGCTGCATTGGCAAATAAACTATCAATGGTTTTTACAAGTTCTGGATTTGTTCCATTTCTTTTTGCTGCTGCATAAGTTTCGGCAATGTGATTTGCGGGAATATAAACACTCTTATCTATACTTCTAGCCGAACCTCTCGTCTTTTCTGTTTTCAGAATATCGGAAGGGTTGAACAAGAAAAGTTCGTGATTATCATAAACCCCATCTATCCCAAGGTCTTTAAACTTTTGAGTTGTTTGATTTAACTCCTCAATTGTTCTAAACTTATACTTGCTTATTTTTTTTGCATCCTCTTTAGAAATAATAACAGGAGTCCTTTTTAGCGAGAATTTATGCAAGAATGGTTTTTCCCCAGCATCTAAGTCAGAGGCCGTCATCATTGGATACGATTCTGCTGTTGAACTTGATGTTCCAAAAAACCGACCCAATGCAGGCCAATTGCCTTGCTCTTCTTTCCCAATTCCAATTCCAATCCCACCTGTTCCTTTCCAATAAGGATGGTATCCTTTCTCTGGCGTTCCAGTTTTAATTGCGTCTACTACTCCTTGATTACTATCGTATTTAACGCTTTCATTTAAAGACCCACGAAACACATTTTCAAGCCCATTCACATTCAATGGAACTATCCCCATACTTTTTAATTCAGGGGTTTGTAGAGATTCGTCTTTTTTATTTTCTTTTAATTCAACCCTGCCACTTGACTCATGTTCCTCCTTAACCGATTGTTTGTAAAGTTGCATTTGAACATCGGGCGGGAGGGACTGTATTTTTCCCTCAATTTGTTTTACTTTAGTTTGGTCGCCCCCCTGTTTGGCAGGGACATCCATGTAACTCACATCCTTCAACTCACTGTTTTCTACCAGCTCCCCTTCCTTCCCCTCCCCCGTAGTTAAGGGAACGGCGGGTTGTTTAACTATGGGTTGTTTTAATTCATCCTCAATCGCCTTTTTGTTGTTTTCGTAGAATTGCAAGTCCTCTGGCGCACTCATTTGCTCTCCGGACCTAATCCGGTCAGCAAATTGGCGCACCACCTCGCCTTGAGGCTGTGGGTTAGCACCCTCCAATTCGGAAATCGCTTGAGACGATTGAAGGTCATTTAATTCGTTTTCTGCTTTTGATATAGCGGCATTGATTTTATCGGTGCTTTCTTTTAATTCTTCGGCTGTTTTCAACCTTTTGAAGGTCTTTTTCTCGCCAGTAAAAGGATTGGTTTCTATGCCCGTTTTATATTTAAACTCTTCAGAATCTCTGTTTTTTTTCAGACTCTCAATTGCAGACTTTTTGCCTTCAATTTCAACTTTGGCAGCTTCTTGCTTGGCTTCAGCTATATTTTCGGATATTACATTTCCGTCTTGGTCAAACTTAACCTCAATACCACCGTCAAAATACGTTATGTCGCCATTCTTATTAAATACAAACTTGCCAGAACTAAATCCTCCTGTGCTCGTTTTCTGAACATACCCGCCAAGAACATCCCCTGTTTGTGTTTCAGGATTGTACTTTTCAATAAGACCTAATTTTGCAAGAGCCTCAGAAACTTTTTGGTAAAATGGGTGGTTTATACCAAGTCTTTCAGTAACGGATTTTTTTGTTAATCCTATTTCAGAGGAGGCTTGCTCCACGCCCTGCACCACCTCGCCTTGGTTTTCTGGTCCTCCTGGTTCAGTCGCCACAGGTTCTCCTCCTGAAGCATCCACTTCTTGGCCAGTTTCATCCGGCAATGGTAGCGATTCTTCGGGCAATTCCAAGCCCTCCAACGCCGCAAGTTCGGCGTCGAGGTCGAGAGCAGCCTCCTCGTCGTACCCGGGAGCTACTTCCGTTTCATTGACTTGAACATCTCCACTTGGGCCAATCGGTGTTTCGCTTGTTCCTTCGAGAGATTGTCCTTGGACAGGTTCTTGCCCTTCTCGGACTTCACCTGATACCCCTTGTTGGTTTTGATTATCATTGGCTTGTCTTAGTGTTTGAAGTTCGATTAAAAGTTCTTGTCTGCCTTCTGGAATTAAATTGCCTGTGCCTGTTTTTTCCCTAGAAGCATTGTCGCTAGATAATAAACTTTCTATTTCTGAAATCCTTTGATCTCTAGCCGCTCTTTGCTTCGCATACTCAGCCGCCAGCATCCGGGCGTACAACGGGTCGGACTCAGCAACAGACTCCGGCGTTACACCCTTGGCCACATCGTCGGCAAGCCCGGCTTGTCTTTCCGGGTCGATTGTGCCCGCCTGATATGCCTGAAATTCTTCGGGGGTGACAGTTATGTTTATATCATCATACACCAACTTCTTGCCCTCCGGCGTATTGACCTCTACCACCGACTCCTGCGCCGCAACGGGGACTTCGTCAATGGTATTGACGGCCTTGGGATTACGCATGGCACCCACAATCTCCTGAACCGTACCAACAACCTTTTGAGCCGCACGAGGGGCACGCTTAATTTCGGAAATGTTTACGGTTTCGCCTATGGCTTCCAGCGCAAGGTCCTGCGGGTTGATTTTCCCCTCGGTAATCAATTGAGCCGCTGCCTCACCTCCGGCCCCACCAACCAATTCACTATCCAGCACCTTAGACCCAACCTTCTGTATGGCCTTTCCAACGGCTGTTTTCGGGGCAAACGCTTTGAGTACCTTACCCACCCCAGACCCAAACATAAGGTCCGTTGCGGCAATCACTCCGGCCCGGGTGTTGGCTTTTTTCAGCACCTCACCCATTAAAGCCTTATCCTGAAACGCCGCTTTCAACGCCTGAGCATTTCCCGTGTCAATCCCCTTCTCCTCCAATTCATCCATGATGGACGAATAGAGTTCCATTTGATAGGACGAAACAGCAAGCCCAGCCTGAATCCCGGTTCCCGTACCACGCCCGGCAGTCGCAAGCCCGGCTAAGGCACCTCCAGCAATCGCTTCATCCCACCCAGACCTACCAAGAGCCGTAAATGATTCAGCAACAACAGGAAGGGCCATTTTGGCCCAATCCGTAACATCATCCCAAATCCCGTCGCTTTTCTGGAAGTCCTGCTCGGTTGCTGTTTGCCCAATCGCCCGGAGTTCTGCGTTGGCTTTCGCCATTGCGTCGAAGTCAAGGTTCTGGTAATTCCCGGTGGATAGGTCTGTGAGTTTTGTCTGTTGGATTGCTTCGCCTTGTTTCCAGCCTCTCTCAATGGATTTCCCAATATCAGACGCATACGATTGTACCTTTTGGAAAAACGAAGGGTCTGCGGAAGTAGGGCTAATAATTGCTGGCTCCTCCTTCGCCGCTGGTTCCGTTTCAATCCCAAACATTTCTCCCATTTGCTGCCGGAGTGTAGGCTCGGGAACATTCGGGGCAATAGGGCGCTTCTCCACCTGAACGGGCGTTCCGGCGATTTGCGAAGCGGTGACGCTGGAAATGTCCTGCTGCTTTGGCGGAGCCAAGGAAACGGGTTTTCTCGCTGGCTTGGCAGGGCCTTCCATGTATTTTACCTCAAACTCCACGGGGTCTGCCACAAGGTTTTTCTCCAGCATGAAGGTAACAAGCTCCTCCTTTGCCGTAGGGTCATTGAGCTTCTGCTCGAATTGTGGATAGGAATATTTCTTGAACGGCCCGGAAACGGACTTGTCCGGGTTGTTCCACAAAAGGGAGTAGAGTTTTTTCTTCGGATTCTCTGCCATTGTTACTTCCAGCTTTGTAGCCCTTGTTTTGGTTCCTTGTCTGCGGCTTTAATCTCGGGCACTCTGGTTGCTGGAATCATAATTTTCAGCGAACGAATTTGTGGTCCAATCAACTCTTCATCCTCAGCGTTTACACGGAAGGTTTCCGGGCTGACAATATATGAATCTACTCTTTTCACCATATCCCTTTGCCCCCTATCAAGGAAATGTTTCACTTGTTTAGGGGTGAGAAGCGTGTTTGCTGCTGCCATTTTTGGCCCTCCTACGTGTTGAATAAGGAATGGCTTTGTGGACATATAGGCCGCTTCAGGGCGCTTTGCCGAATTGACGTTGAACCCAAAATTCAATCGGTAGGTTCCATCGCTCAAAGCAGTGACATAGCCCTTGTCTCTCAAAGTTTGCAAGACTTGCTCATTTCCGCTAAGGATTGTTCCGGTGGTTCCGGCCTGAACAGGAATTGCCTTTTGTAATGTCACTACCCGAGATTGCCCGAAGTTGACAGAAGCGTTCTGAATGCTTTTCCCGTTGACATCTTTCACCACAAAACTTTCGGTGATTGGCACTATGAATTTCTCAACTTCCGCCAGTCTTTCCCCTTTTGCTTTTTGTGCTGCTTTGTTAATTTCCGTTTGAATGTTTCGTTTATACGCAACACCTCCCATGCCCTCAAACAGCTTATCCAGCCCGTCCTTCACCGCAAGGTCTTCCTTTTGCTCCTTTGTGGCGTTGGCGTATTGCGGGTCGCTATTGATGATTTGCAGGGCTTTCTCAGCGTTCCGCTCAAGGGCGTTTCGTACTTCCGGGTCAGCAAACGCAACGGCAGCCGCTTTGGAGTAATTGAGCTTGCTCACCGGAACCTTCTTCTTGAGAATCGGGTCAACCACTTCCTCGGTTTCAAACAATTGATTCTTGTCCACTTCCACGGTGCGCCCCAGATTGTCCGTGTAGGAATACTTGTTGTTTCCCAAAGGTTTGAACAAGTTAGCCCCTACGTCCCTCCAGCGGAATCGGTCCGGATTGGAACGAATTGTTTCCTGAAATTCCACAACGGGAGCCTCAGAAAGCCCCGGACGGCTCGTTACATATCGGAAAGCGTCCGATTCGTTCGTGTTGTAATACTTCTGAAGTTCCGGGAGTGTTTTCTGGAGCTGCTCCGTTTGAAACTTGTTGTACGAATTAAGCCCCTGCACCTTTCGGTTTGCATCCTGAAACGCCATGGTTTTGTCTGCCATGGACGCATTGGGGTTTGTCTTGAGCCATTCCTTGTAGGAATCAATCACTTGCTTCTGCTGTTGCTCGACAAGCGGAGTGAAATACCCGGATTCCGGGGCAGCAAAGGCTTCCGGAATAAACTCTTTAGGCTTTTGCTCCTGAGTGGCTTTCAGAGCCGCTTGTTCCCTCTGGTAACGCTTCGCCTCCTCAAGTTGTCTTTGCTTGATTTGTTCGCTTCGGAATTGTTGAATAAGCGGGAGAACATTCGGCGATAACACCGTAGCCGCCCCCGTTCCTTCCCGTCCCAAGGGAACCAGGTTCCCCGCCGTGTTATACATTTCAGCCATGTCGGTACCCTCTTGTTCTTTCTATCGTTTTCACAATTGTCGGAATGCTCACGTTCTTTCTGTAAACGCTTTGCAATGCAAACATAAACTCCTTTTCGTATTCCACTTTGGCCACTTGCCAGCGGCTATCTCCCCGCATAAACCAATATTTCCAATTGAGCCAATACTTGAGCGAAGAAATGAACCATGTGTGAATGCAGGTATCGCCGGATGGCGTTATGCAATTGGGGTAGTAGCGGAAGACAATGTTTTTCCAGCGCCATGTCGGGCTGGTGATAATGAGCTTTCTGTCGAGGTCAATCGAAAAGTCCCCGTAGTCATACCCATTGCCATACGCCTGAACAACGCCGTCCGTCCCCCAGCCCATTCCCCACCATGAGTTTAGCCCCCACACCCATGGGCTTGCCTCCTCGTTTGCCGGGGCTTGTATCTGGAGGTAACGGGGCGGTTCCTGGTATTTATGGGACGTAACGTAAGAATTGTATGCAAGCCCCTTCACCACCCGGCCTATTTGCGTTCCTGCGCTGATAAGCTCGAAGTAGTCATTGGGCAAAGGAATTTCCTGATAGCCATATCTGTCGGTGACAACGAAATATTCCTTGTCCCGATTGGGGATGGTGGTTTTTGCGGCCTTCTGCAAGTCCCTAACAAAGTCCAGCGCAAAGGAGGTGAGCCGCATTGCTTCCGATGCAGGAGCGGCCATTTCCAGCAATGTGGTGGCTACAATGTCATCTACGGTTTGAAGGTTCTCCATTAGTTGTTAGGGTTGAAGTCTGTGTTCATATCCGCCTTCCGGCCAAAACGCTGCATCATCTGGGGCATCACCATCGAAATAATGAGCATCACATGAGCCTCGTTTAACGTAGCGTCATTAGGAACCGCCAGCGTGACGTTCACGTTGCTGAACGGGAGTGTCTTATCGCAAGCCGGGAGAATAAACAATTTCCCCGCTGAAACGGAATAGAAATAGTCCCCGGAAAAGCGAAGCGTTGTTCCCCCTTTCATAAATTCATACGAATCAAGGGGAATCATCTTGAGTTGCTTTGGACGCTTGGCAAACCCGGCATCCGAAACTGTCACCCGCACTACGCCCCGGTTTTTCGGAAGAGGCAGGTAATTCACGGGGAGGGGCGCTTGCTTATACCCGGTGGTGGAATCCGTTGTCAGGGCAATGGGGTATGTCACCAGCCAATTGCCGTTCACTTCCGATTGGTTCTCCGCTTTGTAGTTCTCGAAATACTCCTGCACCCCCACCCGGGCGTGAGCTTCTTTTACTAACGCTTCAATTTCCCTTTCATCCGGACCCTCTGTGGTGGGTCGCCCGGCCATGAACATGAGAATGATCTGGTTGGCAACGTAGTTATAGTCCATTACAATGAAGCGTTAGATTGTTGGTTTCCAGCCTGAACAAGCACCCCGTTTGACAAATTGAAGCCCAATTGCGCAATTGTCCGGGAGAGTAGCGGAGAAAGTTTCTCCGGCGTATAGTCCGTATCCACAGCAATAGTGATGTCCGGGAGTGCCCCGCCGGATTCCGTAAATGTAAACTCGACATTGGTAGGGAGTGTCAGGCAACGCACTTGCGCCCGGTTGTACCCTTCCGGGGCAATATCAAACGACGGAGACCCGCTATTTAAGCCACTTGTGCGCCCGTACGGATGCTCGAATGTCGGAGGAACAACGGGGTTGCGCAAGAGTTTGAGATATTGATTGTCGGGAACAATATTGACGGGATAGTATAGAGAGGTGATTGTTTCCCGGATTTCGACAGAAAGAATTACATCCACAACCCGGTCGTCTTCGGTGACAACAGAAAGAGGCCCTGGACCGTCGAATTGATACACCCGATAGAGTTCTGCAAGAGCCTCGGAGGAAACATTTGTGCTTTGCGGCACAATGTTTGGAACGGGAGCGCCCGGTCTGTATTCCGCCATGTTGCCCCTAAGTTCCTCGTACAAAAGGATTTGAGCGTTGTTTATGGCGTTCTGAATTTCCTCGGCGCTCTTGTAATAACTCGAAGCGTTGAGGTAGGTCAGAATCGTTTGAATGAGTTGCTCAAGCATGGGGGCGAAAATACGCAAAGCGTATGCAATAAAAAAGCAAAGGAACTTTTCCCGTTTCATTGTTAAAAAAGTCCCCGTACATTTGTGTCCGATGAAAAAGCCAATTACACTCCACGTATGCCACTACAAAGGCTACCCGGACAGACTCAAGAATTTGCCAGAAGGCTATGATTATCAAATAATTAGCGAGGGAGACAGCCTCCCAATGCCTTCATCGTTGAACACGAAACACTACCACGTTTTCAAGCAATTTAATGACGCATTTATTGTCGAGGATGACATCCTCATCGCCCCGGATTTTCCATTCGAACGAATCGAAAGCGAAGCGATTCTCCAAGGACTTGACCTTGTTTTCTTCGGGGGCGTAAGCCCGGAAGTGGAAGCCCGCTGGGGCGTACCCGCCAGTGTTTCCCCGGAAATGCTCCGGGATGGGAAGCTGGTGTACTTCGACTATTCCTACAAAACCCGTTGCACCCATGGATATTGGATTTCCCATGTGGCCGCAAAACGCATTATTGAAGCCGGGGAAATACATGACAAACCCATTGACCACGCCCTGAATCATTACATCGAAACCCTCGGACTTGTCGTGGGATGGACCGAGCCTTTCCTGCTCCAGCAGTCCACCGAGGAACTCAAAGGGGTCAAAACAATTGATCATTTCTACCACCTCACCGAAGGTCAGGATTGGTTCACCTTCCCGGCACTCTATCGCCAGATGGTTCGCATCGCCCCAGTGAAGGCGCATTTTGTCGAAGTGGGCGTATGGAAGGGCCGGAGCGCTGCCTTCATGGCCGTAGAAATCATCAACTCCGGGAAAACCATTTTGCTTGACCTTGTGGATACATGGGAGGGAAGCCCGGAACATCAGGACCAAGAGGAACTTGCTTCGCTCTACGACACATTCCTTCGGAATATTTCCCCCGTTCGTTCCTACGTGAATGTTGTTCGAATGGACTCCCTTGAGGCCGCAAAACGATACGAGGATAATTCCCTTGACTTTGTGTTCATTGATGCAGCCCATGAGTACGACGCTGTGAAAGCGGACATTCAGGCGTGGCTCCCGAAAGTAAAACCGGGCGGATTCCTTGCCGGACATGACTACTATCCGGACGAACATTGGAGCGGCGTTAAAAGGGCCGTGGACGAAATTTTTGGCGTAGAAAACATTCAGACAGCGGAGTTCTGCTGGTTGGTACGAAAATGAGAATAGACATTGTTGTTGCGGCCTACAATCGGCCCGAATATCTCCAGCGTTGTTTGGCTGCCATCTTCGGAATGAAGGGCATAGAGGCCATTAAAACGCCTATTTGCGTTGCCGTGGATAAACTCCCGGATGGGACATACAACGAAGCTGTGCTTGCCGTAGCAAAGCGCTTCGAGTGCCCCTTAATCCTCTCCGAAGCCAAGCAGGGGTGCAATGGTACAATCAAAAGCGCTTTGGTTCATGCTTGGAGCGGGAACCCGGACTTTGTGCTGCTCATTGAAGACGACATTATTGTTTCCCCGGATGCTCTCATGTACGTCCAATGGGCCGCAAAGGAATACAAAGACGACCCCTCCGTTCGCACCATCGGGTTATGGGGCCACAACAAAGGGTACCAGCCATGGCAAGCGTTAAGCCCAAAGGAAGCCGGGAAAGTGATGCGCCAGCAGTATTTCACTTGCTGGGGCTGGGGAACGTGGCGCTCCCGATGGGAAGAAATGCTGCAAACATGGACCACGGGGGACGACTCCCACGACACATCATGGGATGTCATTATGTCCTCCCATTTGAACGGACGGGACGAAATTCTCCCTTCCATCGCCCGGGCGTACAACTGCGGGGAAATTGGCGGCACTCACCGGGGCCGGGCGTGGCCGGGAGCCACCTCCGCCGGGCTTGTTGATCCGGACGGGCCGCTGGAGTTCTGGGAATACAAGCCCGCAAAAATGGACGAAGAATGGCCCGTGTACGTTATTCTGGGGCGCATGGGGGATATTTACATGGTGGCCCGGGCACTCAAGCAGCCTTCTATAATTGCGTGTTTACAGCGCTTTTCCGCCATCATGCGGCTATTCCCGCAACACAAAGTGATACACATTGACGAAGAACACGAGCACAATCTCCCTAACGCTGAAACTTCCGTAAGAATGCGACACCCCAACAAGAAAGTAATCACCTGCCAGCAAAACGGGCAAGACCCGAAGCTCATGGCTCATTTCCGAAATTATCAAGCGTTTCAAGAACACTATGCAAGTTTTTAAGAAAGCCATTGTATCCCTCGACGGGCATTCGAGCAAAATCAACGACGAGAACCAGATTCTTATTAACATCCGGTATGCCCTAAATGCCCTGCATATTCCCATGGAAATACACCAGAGGCACGACGTATTCTCCCCGGAGTTATTGCTGGAAGAAATGAATCAGGAGGACGCCCTTTACATTCTCAACGACAGTCTTCCGTTCCATCTTTGCGAAAAGCCAAACATCCTGCTCACCCGGTTTACCCCGTGGGTAGAATCTACCCCAAAAAACTCCACCATCGGAATTTTCACCCATGAAATGATTGCATTTGAGCCAAGTCAATTCATTGCGTGTATTGCCCGAAATAAGCCCGTCAGACAGCATCATAACCTTGCTCCGTGTAAGACATTCATTCTGGCAAACGAGTTCACTCCGGGCGATTCTGCGACAATTGCAAGGAATGGCTTTGCTGCTTTCACATGGAACCACCTTGCGCAATTTGACATTCATGCGAACGTCCTGCTGCACACCAGCGAAGAATGGCCTAAGCTAAACGAAATGTTACACGAGGGGATTCAACAATTCCAGCACCCCGATGACATTCTCATTATCCTCAACCGGGACATTTGCCTTGTTCCCGAAGCAACGGGTATCATCCGGGCTTTCATGGATACACATAACTTGGAAGGCTGCTTCGCAAAACGGGTGGACGTTCAAACTAATCACCTTTTATGGCACAAGGACATTGCCGGAAAAACAGAATACGAAGGGATTGACTTGTTTGCCATCCGGCCAAACGCTTCGTTTCTCCCGGAATTACTCAAAGCCCCGTTTTTGCTGGGAAGGGCTGGATGGGACAATGTGTGGGCCAATAAAATCCGGCATAAGCTCCCGTACAACGTTTGCTATCATTTCCCCCATGAGCAAAAATGGATGTCCGAGGAAGGGAAAGAGGGGAATATGCACAACCTCCGGATTGCCGAAGCCATCACCCGGGAGGGGGAGCCTACGGCAGATCAATACGACAGGTATTACAAGGGGCTAAAATGAAAAAGCCGCCCATTTGCGGAGCGGCTTTTCCTTGGAGTTGGGCTGGGTTACCCTGCGAGTGTGGACGCAGAGGCCCCGGCCCGAATGCCTGATACAGAGGCTTTCACCTGAACCGGGGAAAGGGCTCCACTTGGGTTCGGATAAAGGAACGAAGAGGAAGCGGTGGTCCCGGTGAGGGAAGCCAAAGACGGCCAGTAAATCTCATCAGTGTTGTAGGACACCAAGCGGGATGCAGTGAGGGAGGCTCCAGAGCCCGGACCAACCACTGTCATAATGTTTAGAATTGGCATTTTTCGAAAAATGTTTGTAAGTAAAACGGGGTAAAGATACACAAAATTCAATTTCTGATTTTCCGAACAAATACACCGGAGGGCATAAGCCTTGCTCCAACGCTTGCTCCTCCCCGGATTTTTGCCCCGATAGGCGAAGAATAGTCGTTCTTATTGAACTCGTAATAATGCACCATCACCTGACTCATTGTGGTATCCGACTTGGTTCTGTTGTGAATGTCGAAATTCATGTTGTCGTCAATCGCATCCATAAACGGGTAACGCAAGGGCGTATTCTGAATCTCGTAAGTGTGCTGCCCCAGATACAAACTATTCCCTCGAAGGAAGTCATTCAAATAGGTGGCCCCTTTTCGCACAACGTCGTTCCCCTGGTTTTCAGCCCCCGTAGTAACGCCCTTTTGCATAAACATTTTTTCCGAAGGGCTTATAGAGCATTCAATGTCCGCTTCGTTGAGCAAAAAGCCGCCAAACCCTTTTTGTTTAAAATAATTCTCCGTGGCAATCAGCGTGTTGTTCTCCGCTGCGATGGGCATAGAATAATAAATGGCCGCAAGCAATAGCTGATCCAAGTCCTGCTGCATTTCGCTCCGATGGCAGAAATGAAGGAATATCGCCGGAGTGGGGAAATAGTCGGGCTTGTTCTCCCCTCGTTCCATCCGATACATCCAATTGTCCCTTTCGTACTTTTCGTTGAAAAACAACTTGCCCGAGAACGCCATTTTCGACCCCTTCGTTTTGACAATCGCTTTCAGGTAGGGGTCAAGGCCAAACGCTCCGAGGCTCAGGTTTGCCGGGTGGTATTCACCCCGTGAAACTTTCAGTACGTTAATAAAATCAGGGTGCGGCTCCCACGTCCGGGCAATCGGGCCTTTGATCGAATGATTCCACTTGGCCCCTTTGGAGAAGTCGTTCGGGTCAATCGGGCTGAAATAGCCCCGCATAATCCGGTCCTGAACATCCCGGGCCGAAGCGTTTTTCTTGAGGTTTTGAAGGATGGTGACGTCGAACGGGCAATGCTCGTTCATGCTATTGAACGCATCCGTAGGGTTGAACGGGTTCTGCCGCAATTGCTCCGCATACGCCTCGTCATCCCCGCTCTCCAAAAGTTGTTGCCTATATCGAACAAGGTAGTCCCGGCTGCCTATACGCTCCGTATGGCCGTTCTCCTGCATATCCTGCCATTGCTCGTCGTCCGGGTAGTCCACAATGTCATTCCCGTATTTATCAATCCAGCCCGGGTAGCCCTCGGCTGTATCAATGAAAAGCGAAATGAGTTGGTTGGTGGTGTGCGGGTATTTCCCGTCCCCCCGGGTAGAAACGTCCGCTTGCAGGAATAGCTTCTGGAACTCAAGTCCCCCTTTGTCCCCCTCTTCGTTTGTCGAAGGGAAAAACGCAAAGCCCCTTTTCCGCCCGTTTATCCTTAGGGCCGGGATTTGCTTGCTCCACCACTTATTGACATTCACCCGGGTCCACTTTCCGCCCTCATCGGCAAAAAGGCCATTCAAACGCTTCCCATCCCATCCTCTCGGAGTAAGGGCTACAAGTTCAAGCTTTGAGTTGAGCGCCCCACTCATACTCTTCACCATCTTGTTTTTCGAGATGTTTTCCTTCGGTTCCCGGAAAAGGATTTCCCCTTTGTTCACCCGAAGGGTAGGCAAAAGCCACAACGGAAGATTCTCAATGGGCTTAGCCATAAGTTCGTCGAAGTTGGACTCAGCAAGGGCCAAATCCGACGCTGAAAGCCCGACAATCTGGTTTGACTTATTGGAAGCCAACCAATACATAATCAAGTGCGCCCATGTGGAAAGCCCCTCCTGACGGCCCTTGAGGTACACTACGCCAAATTCCTTCTGGTTCTTGAAGACATTCCAGCAGAAATGCAGGATTTTGCGTTGGCGGTTCCGGTATTCCATGAACCCATCCTCGGTTTCAAGTGCTGGCCGCCAATAATTCAATCCCATGTATTGCCATGGAGTGAGCCACGTGAGAACACCCCGGATGTAAAGCCAATATCCGGATTCATAGCAACGGTCGTATTCCTGAAAGATGAACTCTTTCTGTTGCGTAGTCCACTCCACCGTTCCGTCCGGGTTACGCTGGTGGGCCTCCACGGCCATATACGCCGGGATTTCTGTCCGGGTGAACTTGTAAGAATTGCTCCCATACCCAGGAACCTTCGTTAAATCCGAGGGGATGGGAGGGGTAGCGCAATCAAGCGTCCATATTTTCTCTCGGAGAATATTTTCCTGCATAAGCCTTCGTTAAAATCTCCCGGCAATCCGCTATGGCTTTCCGGATGGTTACATATCGCTCGACGGTGCCTCGTTTTTTCATGCGATGCTCGGCAAAGTTGAGAAAAACCCGCAAGTCGTTGAATGCCGCTACTCGCTGTAATTCTTTTTTATACAGCATAACAACGTAGCGGTCCCATACTCTCCAGCGCATCCCCGCCCAAAAGGCGTTCTGGGGAAGGCTTTTCTTGGGCCACAAAGGCATTTTCTTCGGTTTGGCAATCAATAGCTCCTTGGCATCCTGCAAAACCGGGCGAAAGCGACCTGCCCGTGTCTCTTTAAGAACATAACGAAACACCCGGCCATTACTTGCGGCGAAAAGCTCTAACCCTTCTACGGGCTGAATGGGCGGTTCCTTCTTGGTCTTTCTCATGCTCTTTGATTTTCTTGAAATAATAGAACGTCTCGTTCTCCCCGAAAAACTCAATCTCTTCCGTGTACTTCCAATCCTTGAGGAATTGCTTTGGGTTATGGTGCTTGGAAAACAACATGAAATGTCGCTTGGCAATAGCCCGGATGTGGCCAAAAGGAATCTTCTGGAAGGTGTAATAAAAGGGCTTGGAATACTCCCTTCGTGTCACCATGCGTCTGGGGGGTCGCTTAACTGCGATGGGAATGAGCGCCATTTTTCTTTATGCTTTGCTCAAGTTTTATCTGGTCGAAAATGCTGCTGCTCTCCTGCTTGATTTTCCCGTCGTTGAAGTCGGCAACAGCCACGGTGTTCCCCTTGAACACTTGCTTTTCCATGTCCTTGATTTCCTTCCATAGCCCCTTGAGTTTCAAGGCGTTCTCCATTTTGGTTTTGTAGGAGTTGTTCTCATTGGGCTTGGCCGGGTCTTCCTCGGTGCGGACGGATTGACAAATGTTGTGGTAGAGGTGTTTCATGGACCAATACGCTTCGGCCTCCTCATGGGCAAGGAAGTATATCCGGCTCATCTCCCGTTTCCTTTCCGGGTCCGGCTGATGGCCCGACATCCTCGTAGCTTCCTCCTCCCGTTGTTTCCAGGTTAAGTCCAGGGGAATCGACTCGCTGTATAAGGTCCCGATCCATTCCATCTCTTTTGACGATAGTGGCTTTATACTCTCGAAGCCAGTTGCGGAGTTCTTTGAGGACGTTTTCATCTATTGCTCTTTCTGTTTCAATTTGTTCGATTAGGACCTGGAGTATAACCGTGAGGTGCGGAATTGTTGCAATTGCGAAGCTATCCGCTTTACTGCTAATACCGGTAGCCACAAGAATATTGGTGTATCTGACGTAAATTTCATAAGCCCCAATTGACTTATTAAAGACTCTTCGCCAAAGGTTTTTGGACGCCTGAACACGAAGTGGCCATGAACGCCTGATTTCATCCCGGGACAGCAAATTGCTTTGCTTCTCGTTTTGGTTATTTTCCGATAGATTTTCCATGATTTTACGATGTCTTCAAGTTTTGATTCGGGGAAGAATTGCCAGCCCTCCCGCTGGTATTGGTCGAAGTAGTACATTCGAAACCGGGGATGGGCCTTAGTCCCATACGCCACCCACCAACGCCGTTGCCAGCTTGCATCCAGCAATGGGTCGTCCCTGCGGGCGTTGTCGTATTGAGCCGCCCGGCGTTCGTCCTTGATTTTATCCTTCTTTACAAACCTCATTCCATTGATGCTTTGTAAACGGCAATAAACCCAATTCCCTTTGCGTCCTCCTCGGGCTCCATAATGTCAAACTCCAGCCCATATTCCAGATTGTGTTTCTTTTTGAACAAATGGGCACACACCCGGACGCTGGGGTAGTCCTTGAGGGAAGCACCCTCGAACACTACTTTGTGCACCGTAGGTCGAAGCAAAGGGGTGAAGTCGTATTTGACGGGACGCCCGAGCTTACCCGGCTTATACACCGGAGCATCCACAATGGCTGCCTTGCGGTAAAACTTGACGCCCCGAAATCTCGGCTTCTTCTTCGGCCCCCGTTTCTTGGGCCGCCCCCTTCGCTTTTTTCTCGGCATTACTTCTTCTTCTTGGTAAACGATAGGAATTGCGCTTGTGGCCCGGCGGCCTGAACGAAACGCTTTCTCACCAAAAAGCCCCCTTCCCAGTCATTCCTTGCGTTCTCGTCCTCTCCCCAATACAACACGGTGCCAACGGGGAAATGGTCGTTCTCGGCGCTCACAATGCCCTTGTCCGTATGGTAGTCCCGGATGTTTTGGTCCGGGGTTTTCAGAGTGTCATACGAAACAACTTCAATGTTTGGCAGGAATAACCCGGCTGCGGTGGTGTTAAGCGGAATCCGGGAGCACTTGATGTATTCCCCGATGGTTTTGTCCCCTACGGAAATGATGCTGTTGTATTGCACCAGCAAGTGTTTCTCAAGGGCCGGGCGATTTCCCACGTATGTCGTATGGGCCTCGCTGTACCAGAATTTCACTTCTTCCCCCAGCAGCTCCTCGTTGGGATTGTCTTCCGGGAGAGCAACAACGGTGCCGCCCTCACAAAGATTCCCGGTTTCATTGTAGATGTTTGAGGGGGCATGAAGCACCAGCGTTCCATGCTTTATGGTGGTGTTGTATATTCCCTCCACGGCCACAAGGTAATACCACGTGGGCTTCATTTCGGGCGTCACCTCATGGACAAACAGGTTCATTAGGCGACTGGAAATTGAAAGTGAATGTCCCGTTCAAAGAGAATCAGGCAATTCTCCCCTAAGTATTCCACCCGTTGCCCGGTTCCTTTTGTCCACAACACCCGTTGCCCGGCTTTTACAATTTTGGTGTCCGGCCCTACTGCCAGCACTTCTCCGGTGTTGGGCGCCATGGTTTCCCGGCGAACGGTTTCCGGAATGACGATTCCCCCCACTTCTTCCGGGGCTTGGTCTGGTTTAATCAATACTCTTTCCCCAATCATGTCGGGGTAACGGCTATTACTCATGTTTTTATCTGCGCTTTTATGCAGTGCAAATTTGAACAGAGTTTTTTACATAAAAAAGCCCGGAAAATCCCCCCGGGCGTTTTCTACTGAACAGAACGAACTACATAAGTGGCTTTGAGTGGGTTTTCTCGAGGTGACATGGCTTACATAATGCCACCAGCAAGGAAACGTCCTCTACGAAAAGTCTTTCGCAAAACCCCGGCAGGTCCTCGTACGAACGAAGGCTTCCTGCGGGAGTGGCATGGTCAATTTCTATTTCCGAAACGAGGGACTTACAGCTCTCGCAATAATACTTCCGGGCTTTCCCTACGCCCACAGAAACGGATTTGCGTTTCGCTTGAATGGGCTTCCAGAAACGGGAGATGTTGCGAAGAGCACTCCGGATTTTGCCCATGTGCTGACTCTGGGTTTCCGTGTTGAGATTGCGGGTTCTCGGCACTCGGGAAACAACGGGCTTCTTGGCTTTTTTCGGGGTGGTGGGCTTACGTCTTGGGAGTCTCATTTGCTGTTAGTCTTCGATATATTCGTTAGGAAGTCGCAAAAGAATGGAATATTCTGACAACGCCCACACCCGGATTGATTCGTGATAAGCCTCCGTTTGCAGCGTATCAAAATCCTTAGTTGACCCGCCGAAAACCACCACCTCTCCCGTGATTCTGTTTACTCGCTCCACCGGATTGAACTTCTTTTTCAACTCCTCGTGCATCTCGTCCGGGAAATATCCAAAGGCGTCCGCCAATGGCTGAACAATGCAAGCAAAGTAATATCCCCGCTGCCTGTCACTTCGTTTCTTGCGCCATTTCTTGATTTGCACAGCGTTTTTCCCCTTCAATCCCTTGAGCACCGAATAGAATCGACGCTTTTCAACGTCGCTGTCAAAATCAATTAAAAGGTCAATCATTTCTTCTTCTTGGTTTGCTTCTGGTTCTCCTTCTGAAACACCTCCCGCCACATCGCTTCGTGTTTCATTCGTTCCGCTATTCCGGCCCTTGTTTGCACCCATCCGGCGTATGGCTCCCATAAAACGCTTTTACGGGCCGCAGGGTCGT